CTCGGAGGCGCCGGCCGATTACTTCCGCGTACTCATGCCGGACAAGGCCGAGATGTTCGCGAAGCAGCTCGGTAAGAGCGTTGATGAGCTGACGGACGACGAAGCGCTAAGGATCGCCAATCAGGTAGCGACGATCGCCGGATCGCAAGCAGGCATCCTGCCGGAATACACGGCACCAACAGCAGGCCAGCAGGACGGTCAGGACGTGTTCTTCCAGGCCGATAAGACATCGGGTCGCACCCGTGTACTCCCCGGTGTGAGCCCGAGGCCGCAGGCTGCTGCTGTCGCGGTGAATATCGGCGAGGAAAAGGCCGAGGCTAAGAAAGTCGGCGAAGGCATGGGCGAGATGTATGTTGATCTGCAGAAAGCCGGAGCAGCAGCCCCTACGAAGCTAGGCAAGCTCGACCGCATGGAGCAACTCTTGGAGGGAGTCAATACTGGGAAGCTGACGCCAGCCATTACGCAGGTTGCATCTATCGCTCAGTCTCTAGGCTTTGAGATAGATTCAAAGCTGGGACCGAAACAAGCTCTTGAGGCATTGTCAAATGAGATCGCGTTAGGGCTGAGAAATCCAGCTGGCGGCGCTGGTATGCCAGGTGCGCTATCAGATAAAGATCGTGAATTTCTTGTGTCGATGACGCCCGGTCTTTCCAAGACACAGGAAGGTAACAAGCTGATCATACAGACGGCCAGGAATCTGGCGAAACGCGAACAGGAAGTCGCAAAGCTAGCGCGCGAGTACCGAAAGAAGAACGGCTCGCTGGATGAGGGCTTTTATGACGATCTGGCAGATTTCAGCGCTGCCAATCCTCTGTTCGGTGCGCGCGGTACGCCGGTGACTACGCCTGATGGCTGGATCATCACGGAGAAGAAATAGTGCCTGAGTTCACCGTCACTGCGCCGGACGGTAAATCCTATGTGCTGTCCGGGCCGGAAGGCTCTACGCAAGCTCAAGCGCTTCAGAAAGCCATGGAGCAGCACAATCGCACTACCGGTGATCGCCAATTAGTTGACACAGCTAGTCGCTTGGAGATGTCGCAACAGATCGGAAAAGCCAATCCGGATTTATACGGAAACATTGTAGCGATGGGCGAATCGCAGGTAGATCCCTATGCATCTCAGCGCGGACCTGCCTTGCCAGCGGATAGTGCAAACTTCGGCGCATCAGTTAAAGCTGGCATCATTGCCGATCCTGATACTCAGCGCCGGGAGATCGCGAAATCACTGTTTCCGGATGATCCTAACGGCGCTCAGCGCATCGGATTCATGGACGGAACGCCCGTCTATGTAGACGAACAGGGCCAGCTTAAGCGCGTCTCTCCTGGCATCGTAAGCGGTCTTGCTGAGATCACTGCAAACGTTCCAGAGGCGGTGGGTGCTGTTGTCGGATCATTCGCGACAGGCAATCCAGTTAGCGGAGCATCCGTTGGCGGGGCTGGCGGCAGGGCGGCAAAACGTGCTGTAAGTGAATTGGTGTTTGACGAACCAGCATCGCCGGTCAGCGTAGCTAAGGAAATGGCGGGAGAAGGCGCTGTAAATCTTGCTGCTGGACTGATAGGAAAAGGTGTCGCAAGTTTCGCTGGTCGAGGTCGAATCGTCGATTTCTCGCCGCAGAATGTTCGCACCGCCGAACAAGTGCGTCAGTACGTCAAACAGACGACGGGCATCGATCTGGATCTGGCGCAGGCGTCTGGAGATCGGAAATTGCTGGCGCTGAGAGATTACGCAGCTCGTTACCCTGGACGCACCGCAGAACTGATCCAAGCTGCTGATGAGGCGGCTGCTGGTCAACTGGATAACGCGACGAATCGATTGCTAGATACGATCGCAAAATCCACGCCGTCAGAGATTGCCGGAAAGGAAGGCGTTAATGCGGCGCAAATCGTAATTCGTGCCGCGCGCGAGAAGACATACCAGGAAGTCAAGCCACTTTATGACGCAGCTTATGCGGCAGTTCCGGAGGTCACTGACCCGGAAATTATAAAAATGCTTGAACTGCCGCATTTCGACACGGCAATGCGCAGTGCAAGACGACTCGCCGTTCTTGAAGGTGCGTCTACAGCCAGGGTTGGATCGAAGATAGCCCCCGAGCAGCAGATTGCTACAGCGTCTTCTCAGGCCGATCTTGATTCGGTCGCCAAGGCGTTGAAATTGTTTAACGACGATCCGACAAAGAGTATGCAGGCGCTGGAGTCCGCGTACATGCGTCGTTCAAAGGAACTTCGATCAACACCAGGAGCGACCCCGACATCGCAAGCAGTAGCTAGTGATGCGCCAAGTCTTCGCGATCTTGATTACCTGAAGCGCGGGCTTGATGACCAGATCGAGTCTTTGCGTTCTAAGGGCAAGCGCCAGGAAGCCGCGGCGCTGCTCAAGCGCAAGAACGAAATGGTCTCGAAGCTTGACGAACTGAGTAATGACCAATGGAAACAGGCCCGGCAACGCTACCAGGAGTTGATTAGGGCCAACGTAGAGCCGCTGGAGCAAGGAATCGTAGGCGTCCTTGCTGGCATCAAAGACCCTACAGTGTCGCGTGCCGCCGTCAAGATCTTCAGTGATCCCAACGTTACACCGCAAGCAATCAATCTTGCGAAAACGGCTCTGGAAAAACAGAGTCCCGAAGCGTATGCGGGATTGGTTCGCCAGTATCTTGCACATCGCTGGAATCAGGCGCTGAAAACTACGCAAGGCGGGGATGTCGTCAACCCGGCCGGGAAGTTCCGCCAGGCTGTTTATGGGTCACCAGGTGATCGTGATCGAATGCGTGCCATGTTGCCATCCGGCGCGTCGTCCGCGTTCGATGATTTGATGGTGGCCATGGAGAAACTCTCTCGCACGCCACTAGGCGCTTCTCGCATCGCCGGCTCGAATACTTTCCGAGACCAAGAATTGAACGAAGCCTTGAAGGGCCAGGGCGCCATTGTCTTTCGGTGGTTAACTAGTCCGCGCAAGTCCATCCAAGATGCCGCCGAGGAGCGCGCCAAGCTGCAAAGCATAGGGGCCATCACGGAGGCGCTGCTTGATCCAGCAAAGCGCGGTCAGTTGCGTCAGGTAGCTCGTATGCAGCCATCTACAAAGCAGGCAATCCTGCTCAGCAGTATTCTCAGCGGTCAGGCGGTAGCAGATATCGCCCCAGAAAAAATACCATCGCTGCAATAGGTAGCGCACACAGGTAGGACAGCGGAAGCATGAGCCATCCGTGCTCAATCGTTTTAATTGCAAACGAGGTGCCGACGATCAGTTCGGCTGTTAGGAAGTAGTTTTTATATGAATGCCACATTAAGCCGCCCGAGAGGCGGTTTTTGCGCTTATGGAAGGTCGTAGTGCCCGCTTTATTCACATTACCTCGCATCGTAGCTCTGTCATCGACGAATCAGCTGCTGCCAGGGGCGAAGCTTACGTTTTCCATCTCTGGTACGTCCACCTTACAGAATGTATACACCGATGAAGATCTAACCGTCCCGCACAGCAATCCTGTGATTGCTGACGGCGCTGGTGCTTTCGGCCCAATTTACCTTGATCCGGCGCTCCCCAGCTACCGCGTCCTGCTGACCGACTCGGACGATGTGACGCAGCCCGGCTACCCAATCGATGATGTGCCGTCTAATCAAAATCAGGCGCAGACGTTTAGGCTGAAGTCTGCAGCTCCTGAATTGATCTTTGAGGAGACGGACGCCGCTGCTAACAACCAGAAATGGAGGTTGCGGGTTAATGCTCAGCAGATGACGATTGATTTGCTGAACGATGCGGAGAGTGTTGCGACTGCGATAGCCACATTGAGTCGTAGCGGAACGTCATCACCTACGATCGACTTCGGCACAGGTTTTCTTCTCGTCAATTCCCAAAAAGTTAGCGGACTACCAACTGTTAACATTCAGAATGCCAATTACACATTTGTATTGGCAGATGCTAACAACATTGTTTTGCACTCAGATTCGTCATCGTATACGTGGACGATTCCGCTCAACTCAAGCGTGGAATTCGACGTTGGGACCAGCATTCAGGTAATCAACAGAAGCAATGCCAATCTTGGCGTAACCCGGTCGGTTGGTGTAACGCTGTATGGATTTGGGGCAGGATCGCTTATCGATGGGCAAATAACTATCGAGCCGGCTATGTCGTGCTTCATCACGAAGACGGCAACTAACGAGTGGATTCAGTCAACACTCACAAGTGTAAGCACGCTGAACGACGGCTACACGGGAACACTATTTGGGTTTTCTTCCAATCCAACTGGAGATGTTTTCTATAGGCGCCTAGGTCACTTAATTACCTTGCAGATCAACGCAAATATACAATCAACAACATCTGACAGTACGGGCATGACGCTTAGTGCAGTACCTACGGCCATCAGGCCGGCAAATCAAATAACGGTCCATTGTACAAATCTGATCGATAACGGGGCGGTTGTTGGTGGCTGGGCCACCGTGGGGACTAATGGTGTTGTAACTTTCGGACTAGGAGTCAATGGAGATGCGGCTGGATTTACTGCATCTGGTACAAAAGGACTTTCGTCCGGTTGGACCATAACCTATCCGGTTGGGATATAACCTAATGGCCCACCAAATCTTCCGCCTGCCAAAAGCAACGGCAATCAGCGACAACTTAACGCTCGTCGCTGGCGCAAAGGTTAGTTTCTTTCTGACCGGCACTTCCACGCCGACAGACACCTACCAAGATTCTGCGCTCACGACACCGCACACAAACCCTGTCATTGCCGATGCTGCAGGACGCTTTCCGCCGATCTATCTGAACCCCGACATTCTGTATCGGGTGACATTCACAGATAGCGCTGATGTAGAGATATATCCAGCCGTAGACCCAGTGAACGACCGGGTACTATCGCAGGCAATCATCGGTGGATATCTGTATCCGCGCACCGCCGCCGAGATCGCCACGGTCGTGACGCCGGTGAACTTTTCCCGCAACCCAGATGCACCTGGTGATGTGCGCCGCTTTGGTACGACAGGCGACGGTGTAGCTGATGACACAGCAGAACTACAGGCCGCTTTCGATGCAGCGACTGTATCTGGCGAAAAGCTACTGATCGTTGCTGGCACCTACGGTATCAGCAGTACTCTGACGATCGACGGGAAGATAAATATCGAGATGGCGGCAGGCGCGCAAATCAAAGCGCTTGCATCATTTCCGAATCCGGCATCTGTCGATGATGCCAGCTGGATGATCGACGCAGATAATGCTGCAGTTGCCGGATCTCGGTTTCGCGGCATCAATCTCCATGGCAACGAGGTAGCAAAAGGACTGCGGGTTAAGGGCACAACAGACGTGCAAGTGCTATCTGGTAAGTATACGAAAATGCGCGGTCCAGGCGTGTACTTCGAAGACATGAAGCACGCAGTTGCAGCCTACAATTTTATGGACGAATGCGGTGTTGACTCAGGCGGCAGCACCGGCGTATTTACGACCAGCCTTCGATGCCAGGGCAACAGCCTTACGGCCGAGCAGATCCTTTTCCACGGGAACATCATCAATAACTCTGGCGGAAAGGGAATTGCGTTCTCAACGTCTACACGTTGTATTGCCTCCGACAACTTCGTCAAGGACTGCGTAGCTGGGCATGGAGCGTGCTTCTATGTTGCCGCCAGCTCTCACGTCGTATTCCGCGGGAACCTTGGCTATGGGTCGGTCACTGGATCTGCGGAGATAATCAAGCTCTCGACGACTGCAAATTTCTGTACCGCTGAAAGCAACTACTTCATTCAGACTATCGATCAGGACATTTGCGTCATTGAGGACGCATCGTTCTTAACCATACAAGGGAATACGTTCGTAAAGGTGAATGCGCCAAGTGCCAGCGAGCAGGCGATAAAACTAAACGACAGTTCGACGAACTCAACCAATCTACTCATTAAGAACAACGCGTTCTACGGTCACGATATCAGCGTAGGCACAGCTATTGCCGCTCCGGCCACCGTCGCGAATGTCACGGTTATAGGGAACCACTTCGAGAATTGGTCAACAGGGCTACAGATCGTTGGTGCATCCCCAATTGTGCGAACAAATTCCTATCGCAGCGTAACCACGCCTGAGCAGTTAGCAGGTGCCTCAACCCCAACGGCTGACTATTCGGCACTTATACTGCGCACTGCCTCGGATCAGGTCGCTACAGGCCCAGGCGCGGGGTCATTATCACTTACTTTGCCCGCGGCCAGGATGGACCGCACGCGCGGCATTCGCGTGAAAGGAAGCGGGACCAAGACGGGTAGCGCTGGAAACAAGACCATTGCATTCCGTTTCGGGTCAACCGATTTCACATTCAATGCGGACGCCAACGATACCAACAGTTGGTACTTTGAAGCAGAAGTATTGAATGTGTCTGAAACATCGCAGCGAGTGCAGGGCGTTGGGTTCAACGGCGCGACTGCCCTGCCGTTCATCGGTACGGCTGCAGAAGACACGGCAACCGCCTTGGATGTCGGCGTACGCGCAACGCCAGCAGGAGCGGACACGGTGACACTTAAGATGCTGACGGTGGAGCTGCTGCCCTAAAGCATGATTGCCAGGGACAATCCGCTACTGGTGGCGTCGGCAGAAAGCTGTAAGTCAAATCCAAGTAGCCGGACGCCGCAGGTTCTGTCGCGAGAGAACAGTGAAAATACCCATGAATCAATGGCTCCTAGAGGGGCGCGGACACGGTACCGCCCCCATGGCGCCCACCAAAGTAAGTTGATGCGCACGGTCGCCTCCTGGCGCTGTTGTTATTGCGATTATCTACCGAGAGCGCTTTCGGATATTTTTGAGTCTCCAAAATAGCTCAAGAAAGGTGATTTCGTACAACGTGTATATAAGATGGACTATCAGCCAAAAGATAGCTTTTAAGAAGTCCATAAGTCAAATCCCCTTTTTTGTTTGAATTCGATCGCAATCGTAGACAAAAACGCCGCAGCAAATCCAGCGAGTTGACGTAATGCAAGATGTGAACGAATGAGCGCCGACACCAGGCCCGGTGAGATAGGCCGCGACGAAGCCCGTCGAATCGCGCAAGAAACTGCGGCGTTGCTGAAAGTCGCGGACAACGAGCGCGAATTCCGTGAGTGTGTACTGGTTGCCCTGGCTGAACTGAAGGTAGGTCAGCAGGCAATCAAGGAAAGCTTTGAACATCACGTCAAGCAGGACGATGAGCGATTCGGAAACGTCACGCAGCGCATCAACGTCAACAGCAGTGGGATCAGCAAGGGGGCGGGTGTTGTTGCGGCGGTGGTTGTGATGATCGGCGTAATCATGTGGTTCATCGACAGGATGACGCCATGAATGCTGAAGCTGACGAGCGTAATGAGTTCGGCCTGCCAGTGGCGCGGATTATCGGCGGTGAGCGCAGTCCGCTTACTGGGAATATTGACCAGAGCGTCAACAAAGCGCTGCCGTGGGTTGCATTCTCGTGGTTTCTTTCCGGTGGTGCGATCATCGGCTTGATTCTGATGGCGCTACTGATGCCAAAGATTATCGATTCAGAGGTTGCCGCAGGTACTGCGCAGGCAAGAGCAGACATGGCTCAGCAAGCCGCTGAAGCAAGGGCTATTGCGAACACCGGGCGTGAGCACGCACGGGTTGCCTTAGACAAGGTTGAGGACTTCCGCACCAAGCTTGCGGAAAAGGGTATCAACATTCCACCGTTAGACGGTCATTGAACTAGGAGAGTAATTGTGAGCCATAGAACGATTATCTTCAACGCACTGAAGGCAACTCTCGAAGAGCCCGAAGTACGCGCAGAATTCACCACACATCAGCTAGCGAAGATCGATCAGATTTGCGCGCATACGGAGCCGTGTGACAACGACTTCCGCTATCTCACGCGGATGCAGAATAAGGCGTACTGCGAAGAGGACTAAGGCGGTAAATGAGTGATCTTGTATGGGCGTTGATCTCAATCTCGGGGTTGATCGTTATCGGCGCGCTGCTCTATTACGTGTGGCACGGCGGTTTCCGCCCGAACGGGCTGCGTGGATTCGATCCGAAAGAGCTGGACGACGATGACGCCCGCTGAACTCGCTTCAATGATGCCGTTCGGCTCGAACAGAGCGACGAACTTTGCGGTTCCGCTTACCGATGCGATGGCAGAGTTTGAGATTGACACGCCACGGCGACAGGCCGCCTTTCTCGCCCAGCTAGCACACGAGTCCGGCTCGCTCAGGTATGTCAAAGAGATTGCGGACGGCAGTGCATACGAGGGGCGCAAGGATCTGGGCAACACGTCTCCCGGTGACGGGGTGAAGTACCGTGGCCGTGGACTGATTCAGGTAACCGGCAAGGCGAATTACACAGCCTGCGGACTGGCGCTAGGGCTCGACCTGTTGTCGTCCCCTGAACTGCTAGAGACGCCCGAGAACGCCTGCCGCTCTGCGGGGTGGTTCTGGCAGTGGAAGAAGCTCAACGAGCACGCCGATGCAGATCGGTTCGGGGCACTGACTCGCGCTATTAACGGCGGATATAACGGCCTGGACGATCGCATTTCTCACTGGCTTCGCATACGGAGAATCTTAGGACTATGACTTTCTGGCAACTCGTCTCGAACAACTGGACCAAGATACTTGGCACTGTCACAACGATGCTGACGACGCTGATGACGCTCATTGCCAGCGGTGCATTCGAGGGCCTACTGGATCCCAGCATCATCAGGTGGCTGGGCATTGCCGGCATGTTGGTAGGCTCGGCAACGGTGGGCGTGGGGTTCAGCAATTCGACAGCTGAAAAGGTGGCAAAATCTATGGAAACTGCGATTAAATCTGAAATACCGAAGGAGTCCTCACCGTGAAATTGAAGCTATCGTTACTCCCGCTCCTGCTGATCCTGATCGCAGGATGTGGCGGCACAAAACAGGTTTACGAACTCGCCAGCACGCCACCGCAGTACGCGAAAAGTGTGCTCCTCCATCATAATGCTATCGGCGAACAGATTGCCGACCTGCGTGAAGATCCGGCCGTGTCTGATTCGACAAAGGCCAAGCTGCTAGAGGGCTATCGCCTGACCGTCTGTAGCGCCGATGAGCGTGCGCAGGCAGTTGTGACCGGCGCATGCAAGGCTGGGCCAGCTCAGCGCACTGAAGCGGCTGGAATGGCTCTTGAGAAGCTACGCAGCGCTACGACTGAAACTGAGCTGCAGGCCGCTGTTGACGCGCTGGTAAGTGAACTCGTCAAACTGATCGATCTCGTTAGCGGGGTGAAGTGATGGACATTGCATTATGGATTACGGTACTCGGGCGTTCGCTTGTCGGCGTACTGGCGGCGGGCGGAAAGAACCAACAGGCGGAATTGCTCAACGATGCACTGAGCGCACTCCGGGAAGGTCGGAACGTCGATGACCTGATGCGAAAATATGCTGAGGACTGGGAAGCGAACGGCGAGCCCAGCTTTGAGTCAATCGCGGCTACCCGGCAGTCGATTCAGGACCGGATGTAGCGGCTATGACCGGCACCGAGATTGCCCTGATCATCGGCAATATCGCCACGCTGGTTACGGCGATCGGCGGGTTCGTCGTGCTATTTCGAAAAACCGAGGTGATCCACAAGGCCACAAACTCGCTGACTGACAGGCTTGTGGCCGTGACGAAAACAGAGTCATTTGCCGCTGGCGTCAAGAGCGAGACGGACAAGCAATAGCCCCTGCACGCTCCTTGGCTTCCTCGTACGCCTGCGCAACCCTGGCAGTCTCCGCGTCGTAGCTGCGCAAAAACTCGTGCAGTATGGTAGCTGCGCGGGCCGACTCCCAATCGCCGTCCGTGATTGCTGAGAGTGCGTCGATTGCCTGTTGTGTGTTCATTTCAATTTCTCCTGTGATTCGTTTCGGTGTTATGGCATCCCAGTAAACTGCCGCCACTCATAGCGCAACATCCGCACACCTCTCGCCCGTGGTCGGTAGAATCGGTGCGATAGCCAGCCGTACACCAACGGGTGCTTGCGCTGATGATCGGATTCTATGCGAATCGTCTCTGTGACGTCGTGGCGCCATGTGGTTGTGAATCTACGGCTGCGCATCGTTTGTGTTGTCAGAAGGCCGCACAACCTTAACGTACACGCTCTTACCAGAAGCCAGAATCTCCGCGACCTGCTGACCTATGAATTGAGCCCCGCGCGGGTCTTGAGCAAGTGCCTCGGTGAACTCCAGAACGCGCTCTATGCGCTCTGCGTTGCCGTAGTCAGGGATGAATGCAAGACTCGGAGGGGCGGGCGGGGGAGGGGGCTTCATGTGGCGCGGCGGCGGATCTGGATTTGATCGTTTTTTGCTCATTGCTTACCTTCGCTGTTGTGCGCTGTCATGGCTGATACAAGCGCCCACAGCACAAGCATAGCAACGCGCCTCGGTACTCAATCGAGAATTTCCAGCAGTCGTACCCGGTATGCGGGACTTCATCAAACACATCGTTCTCCCAGAACTCGCTACGAATCGAACCCGCCGCGCTCGGCATCTTGATGCACCCATATCTGCTTATCGTCGTGCAACTGTGGCTTCGGCCCGCATGGGCAGAACTCGTGCAATGCATGGTGCAGCGCTAGCCGGCCATCCGGCAACACCGGCGCAACATGGCACTCGCCGGTATCTTCGTAGAGCACGCCCCACTGGCTCATGACTGCTCCGGTTTGGGTTGATTTGCCGCTCTACGCGCTTGCCAATCCCGGATTTCTTCCATGCGCTCGGTCCAATACTGAAGAGCCGGCGGTAGATCAACTTCGCGGAAGTATGTACCTAACGAAACCCCATATAGAATCAACGGGTTAAGGTACATTTAGGCATCTACAAAGATGCCTGCCGGAAAGGTGGGATGCGGGAGGGATTTCCCACTTCGCCAAGCACTGTATGAGCACTGGATGGTGGGTGGGCTCGCGGCCCGGTGGCTACTAGCGCGAGCTGTGGAGCGGCGGGACGAATTTTCTGCGGTTCTGGGGTGGCCCGGCTTTCCCCACATTGCCCGTTTTCCAGCACCGGGTGGCGTTTGCTGGTTCAAGCAAGCTTCTTCTTGGCGAATGGCTTGATGTGCTTTGTTACTTTCGCCCCTGACAAGATGCGATCGAAGACTACCTCGTCGATCAGTCCGCGATCTGAGACGCCACCATTCGCAACGCCCTTTGCAAGCCCATCCGCAAATTCCTCCCTGACTTTGGAGTAAGCAACGTAACTCGGCCACTTAATGAATTTGTGGTCCCCAACGTGGATGATGCAGGCCGGGTCGTGAAACTTACCGTCTTCGATACTGCATATCGGCAGCATGATGAGTTGTCGGGCTGGCCCGTAAGGCTCCGTCACGATCACAAACAAGTGCATCTCATGTGGATTAGTCGAAGGTCCGGCGGGATACAACAATGTTCCCCGTTTCCTAGCAACGAACATGGGGTCCGACTAGCGTCCGAAAATCCTATCGAGTCTGCGCTCAATTCGAACTGACTCCGCCATGTTTTTCGCTTCCGCTGCGGGCAGGCCGAGCGCTCTAAATATTTCTGCCTCGTTTATCGGCTTTGATGTATCGCCAGGATTCTTCCACTCGGGGCAATGCTCGTGAACGTAGTCCCGCAACTCGAAGCGATCCATCGCTCCAAGTTCGTCCCAAACTGAGTCCAGAATTTCTAAATCTGCATCACTCAGTTGGTCCAGATCGTCACGGGTAAACTCGTGTGCGAGCGCGACATTTAGTCCCTTGCGTGGCGACATCCAATAAGACCACGCCTCCGACACGATCTTTCCCTGAACAAGATCGCGGGCCTTTGACAACATAGGCCCATCCTTCAAAGCGACAAACTTGTCGAATGAAATCGGCGCAGAATATCGATTCATCGATTCGCGATCTGCGAGATAGAGGAGCTTCGCGAGTTTCAGGACATTGATCGCGCCACCTTCCTTGCGGGCGAATACGGCGGCCATTTGGGCTACTTTACTTGCGGTGAAAATCATAGGCGCTCCACCGTTAGCTAGCTCCCAGCTTCCCTTGCCAGCTGATGCTCCTTGGGTTTCAGTTGCCCCGAGTCAATCAGTTGCTTGAGTCCTATCCGGAGAACGATTTCGGCGGCTTGGCCGTGAGTATTGCCGTATAGGCCCGTCTTTCCAAGGTCTTCCAGATACTCGTAGATCGTGTCGTTGACCTTCAGGGTAACGTCGCGATCATCGAAAAACCGCTGAACCTTGGCCATAGCTGGCAATATTAGACGTTAAGAGAGAATAAGCAAGATTAACGGCAATTAAACTATTGCTCTCTGGCTCGTGTTGAATATACTGTTGCTGTTGAGAAGTGGTGTGACGAATCGCACGGTACGTAAAACGTAACGTGGCAAGAGACGAAAACGCTGGTAGATTAAAAGACCGCCCCTAAGAAGTTCGGGGCGGTAGGATGTGGAGGTCAGGACAGGATTCGAACCTGCGGCGTCGCCAAAAGCGAAATTCCGTGCGAGGAAGTTGCATTCGACCACTCTGCCACCTGACCGCAAAGAACCCGCTTCGGCGGGTTTTTTGTTGTCTGGAGCTTTACAAGCTGCAAATCTCTCGTTACGCTCACCCGCGCCCGACCGGAGGGAAGAAGCGGGAGGCGTAACGCGGCGCACTGTAGCATAGTCACCCGCGATTTATGAATCGGTTTCACTCGAACACGGAGGTTCTATGCTCATCCTTTCCCGGCCGTTCCCGGCGAATCCATTCAGATCGGCAAAGACATCACCCTAACCGTAACTCGCATCATCGAGCATGCGGGCAGCGGACTGGTGAGCGTTCGAATCGGTATTTCCGCACCTGATGAAGTTAAGGTGTTGCGCGAAGAGCTTACTTACTCGGCTTCTTCTCAGGCTCCGGCCAGCCGCCAGTAGGGCGCTTTTTCTCTAGAGCTTTCTTCATTGCTTCCGTCCAGTCGCCTTTGATCTTTACCCGATCAGGCGGTGGCCCGCGCTTCTTTGTTCTTGATCGCTTCTGTGGCTCTGGCGGCATCATGTACTCTCATGTCATGTCTTGAGCTTGCTCTGTACCAGAAGTTCCTGATAGCATGGCAAGCATGGGTATCAAACTCAATTTTGATGGAATGGAATTCGAAGCAGCCACAGCTGCAGAAGCCGCCGAGTTGTATCGACAGCTTCGGAACGCCAGCACTGTGCCGCCTCCATCGGCAGCGCGAGCGCCGATCATCCACGCAAACAAACAACCGCGTACCGAGGATGAGCCAGAAGGCAGCTTCCCGGACTGGACTCCAATTGCTGCAATCGCTTTTTTGAAAGCAATTCGAGACGCCGGACCGCAGGGGGCTGGGTCGGGAACGATGATGGCAGCTTTGGGCATCACTATGCCGAAAGCACTTGGTGGACGTAGCGCCATAATTAATCGGCTTATCGTGGACTGTGGTCTCAATCCAAGCCAAGTCTACGACAACAAAAGAACAGGACAGGGCAGGTTCTGGAAAATGAAGAGACATCTGCCGGATGCAATTAGTGCAATCGAGAAACGATTGGCCGCCCAGCGAGCAAAGGAGTGAGGATTATGATGATAAGTAGATAGGCCGACCCGGCGGCCGTAAAAGCAGGGTGTGGAGGGTAAGGTTTCGCGGCCATGACCCCTCCACACCCTGACCCGAGAGCGTTTGAGCACTCTCTGTGCGGGTGTGGTGAAACTGGTAGACACAGCAGCTTTGGACGCTGCCGGGCTCTTGCTAGGGACGGTTCGCGCCTCCCCCAAGCAACCCCATGCGGGTTCGTATCCCGCCACCCGTATACCTATCGTGGCACAAACGCTGTTCATTAACCAGCCGGTCCTTTATACATCAGGCGCTTGCCTTCTGATGCTTTGATAGCGGCTGAGGTTCTTGCGCCGTCATCAAGCTCCCTGTGGTTGTACCTGAACTCATATTCCGCAAGGTACCTGTGCAAGTGTTTCTTGCTGACGCTGTGGTAGATGCCGTTAAGGCCGCGCTTCAGGATTGAGAAGAAGCCTTCGATGGTGTTCGTGGTGACATCGCCGCGTGCGTACTCGTAGGCGCTGTGCTTGACCGTCTCGTGACCGCCTTCGAAGTGCTTGCCGATGCCGGTGTAGCTCACGTGCTCGTCCGTCATGATGCGGGCGCGACGGTCTACGTTCTTCAGGATTTCGGCATGGAGGGTTTCAGCCGTTACGTCGGCAATGACCATTGGACGGATGCGGCCACCACGTTCCACGATGCCGAGCACAGCAGACTTTGCAGTGCGCTCGCCGACTGAACCATCGAACTTACGGCGGGGCTTGCCGCCAACATACGTCTCGTCTACTTCGACAATGCCGGTCAATGGATTGCCGTCCACTGGTGCCATCGCGAAGCGGATACGGTGGAGCATGAACAGGCAGGACTTGTAAGCAAGGCCGGTCTGGCGGTGTATCTCAAGGGCGCTAACGCCCTTCTTGGAAGTAGAGGCGCGCCAGAAGGCAAAGCACCAGTGACGAAGCTCAATCTTTGAATCTTCGAACACGGTGGCCGTTCGTACGGTGTACTGGCTCTTCTCGCCAGCCTTCTTGCAGTCACGGCAGAGCCAACGGAAGTTCTTCTGACGCTGGCCGGTCTTGCTGTCCCGCATCTGGTAGACATCGAGCGAACCGCAGCGGGGGCAGCAGACATCCGAGCCCCAACGCTGTTCTTCCATGAAGAGCACGGCTGCTGCTTCATCGGCACAAGCAATTGGCAGAGCCTGAATGATCTTGTCGCCCTTGGTTGAGCGGTTCTGAATTTTGGTCTGCTTCGTCATGGGAAACATTATACATGAGTAAACCTGACGTGCAAGTTTTTCCCACTTGGCACTAATTTCACATAACAGCGGATTTGGCTCGGATCAGCAGAAAATAAGCAAAAATGGATCTACATACCGTGTTTCGTTAGGTACATACTTCCGGGAATATCACTGCGTTGATTGCGCGACATTCCGCGTCGTATCCCTCAAGGGGAACTGCCACAGTGACCAGATCACTCATTACTCGCTCCCTTGCCCTTACCTTGCCTCTCAATCGATTTATCGCGTACGCATTCCGGGTCCGTTTCTCCGTGGTCGTACCAGATGTAAAAGCAGTGCTGGCAGATCGGTGCGCAGCACATCAGAGGGCGGATGCCAACATCGTCGTTACCGCCACAGCACTCACACACAAGCTGCTTGGTAAGTTGCTCGATCGCATTGCCTGTGTTCTCGCGCTGAGCGGCGAGGATCTTGATCTGAGACAAAACCTGTTCGTTGACGCTCATTTACTCAGTTACCTCGGATTTTCCAGCGTGCTCGTAAACGATCTTTCGCAATTGGTCGGTGAGTACGGCACAAAGCTGGTCTGCTTGGCTAAGCGACAGCGGTTTTGCATTGGCATCAAAGCGCTCGATGATTGTCGCCGCGATGCACATTACACAGCCCCTGAATGGAGCTATGCACCGGCATTGTCCGCGCAGAGCGCTAATCGTTTCTGGGATCGTTAGCGCCAGGCCAGCGTCGGCGTTACCGGCAAGATGTTTCAATGCGGTCTCCTGTTTCTTCGTCGGCCAATGAAATCTAGCCATGACTATCCTCCTTGCCCTGAGCGCTACGCACGCGTTCGCACATGGCGGCATGCCCAGCTACAGCTTCCGCCCATGTTGAGTAGTGCTCGCATCCGTCGCTGAGCGCACCGCCGAAGGTCATTGTCTCGAAGATCAGCGGCGGTCCGTCGCCTAAACTTAGATCTAAACCAAAGAAGATGGTCGAGACTCTCGTGTCGTTGATCTGATCCAGCGCGACTCGTTTCTTTTCTTGATTGGCCTCACGCCATCTTTCCCACGTCATCAAGTCAACCGCTACGGGATCATGGCCATCGAGAATGTAGTGGTAGTGTTCGTTCATTTCTGCTCACTCTCCATTAGTTCTCGGCTCTTTTGCTCCCACCCGCACGAGCACGATTGATCGAAATGCACCATGCAGTTAGAGCGATGGCGGGCATACACACGGATGGCGCTTTCAAGATCGGCAATGCGCGCGTCGCTTCGCGCGCGGTCATCGGCGGCACGGCGCAGTTCTTCGCCCACGTCTGATGCGAGGTAGAACGATTCCTCCCCGGTCATCGTTCTCTGGAGCAAGTCGTTGAATGTCAGTTTCTGCACGTCACACTCCTCCGCTAAGAGCTGTCTGTTTAGATTTGTCGTACTGACGAATAGCCCACGCAAGCGCGTAGCAGCACCAGACGAAGCGGAACGTGTACTCGTCGAAGTTGGCTTCCCAACTGTCGCTAAACCAGCGATTGCCCTCGTGCTCGAATTCATCGAGGGCCTGGTGCGCTCGTAAGTCACCGTCGTCAGCGTAGGCCAGGACGTTGTCCTTGACGGCCAGCTCGAACTCGTCGAACGCAGCGGCGACTGACTGACCTTCGTCCTCGCTATCTGCGTCAATCGTCTGGGCTTCCTTTATCTGCTCCAATCTATCCGCCACGTATTTGCGGAACCGGTCGGCGCTGTACTCCTTTTGTCCGCTCTGGCGATCGGTCGCTTCAAGCTTCTCTGCCCAGTAGCTCTCGTTGATCCGCAGCGGCCCCTCACTCTTGCCGCGGAAGAACTCGAACATGTCATTGATGCGGCTGAAGACGTAGCAGCCCATGTCGCCCGAGTACACCAGGAAGTGCGGATAGGTGACTATGTCAAAGTACATGTTGCTGCTGTCTGGCTGCTTGAACCGCACATGCCTATGCACTCCGTCGTCGCGCAGGATTGTCATGACGTGCTTCGAGACGTTTTTCAGGAACAGTTCTTCTGTGAATTCACGCATGAGAACACCTCATCGACGCTGCGCTGAGTATTTGGCACGAGCGGACCGCACGCCGGCTTTGTGCCCGAACTCGAAAGCCTTGATGACTTCGGCGGCGTAGCTGCTGTTGTTCTTGAATGAACCCGGATACAGCACTTCCGTTTTCACGTAGTGCAGTAGCTGCTTGGTCCATGCCGACTGTTTCTGTTGCATAGCTTCGCGCTCCACTTGTTTAGCCGCCTCTGCGCATACGGGACAGCGCTTGATCCAGTCGATCGGGTTTCCCGCGCCTTCTTTAGCCATGGTCTGCTCCGGTTCTCGAAGTGGGACGGAAGGGAAAGTTGCTGTTTATGCCGCGATCGCAGTGGTCACATGCCCATCCTTCGATGCCCTGGATTGACTCGAAGTCCATCGCCGGGATGTAGCCACGGTCCTGGCAGTGGTAGCAGAATTCCTCCTCGTCATCACGCTCGTGGTACTCGTCGTCATAGTCGTAGTCGTCGTATAGGATTGGCGTTTCCATAAGCGCTCTCCGGTTCAACCTTGTCTATTGCGTCGCTGGACGCCTTCGCCGCTGCAGAAATTGCAGACGACTCCAGGGCAGCCGGTTCGGCCGACGCCGCTGCACCACGCGCATGTTTCCTCAATGACCTCTGGTAAACGAGTCAGGTTCGTTTCCAACTCTGAGCTTTTTTCTAGCATCTGCGCGCACGTCTGGCAGAGCACCCAATTCACTCCCTTCTCTGGCTGAGCGAGAGCCATCACATCGCCGTTGGCGAATGCGTAGCCGCACCATTTGCAGGCGTCCATCGGGTGACTAGTACGGGCACGGATCTCGCGATATCGATCTGACATCGTCATAAAGTCTCGATGCAGCCACCGAAACTTAACGGCATGCACGTGCTGCGGGATGATCCGAGAGAGCTTCATATCGGCGAACTTAACCGTCACGCTCCCTCTCCCGCAGCAGGTCTAGGCTTCCGGTCTTCGCACACGGTGCATTCCATGCACGCAAATTCTGGCGGGATCGTTTTCGTCAGTTGATAGTCATGCGGCGCACCGTTCAGGCAGTCGGCTTTGTGCGGCGTGTACGTCATGTGAATGTACGTCGTGTACATGAACGTCTGGCCGCAATCTCCGCACTCCTGCTGATGCTTGGCATCCTCGGCGTACCCGTAGCCATCATCGTGATTGATCTCTTGATCAGCTCCGCAGTAGGGGCATTCCACGTCACTCATTGACCTGCTTCCTTCGTTGAGTCCGACTCTCCCTTAGCAGGTCCGTTGTAGCGAATCGTGATCGTTCGTTCGTCGCCCGGCTCCATGTTGTCGTAGACATATTCGACAACCTGAATCAACTCATCCCAGGCATCGGTGCTACCCACGTCCAATATGTCGAAGTCGCTGCAGTAGTGCGGCTCGATTTCCCACACGGGCTTACTCATGACTCGCCCCCTTCGTTAACGCGGGACTGTCAGGCACATCAGCCCAACGAGTCGCTTTGCTGAGGCTCGACCAACGACCGAAGCGACAAAGCATCATGCGCGGCTCTGTGCCAGATGTGATTGGGTTACCGGATGTATCGCGGTACGTTTCTTCCGTGCTTAACGGCTCGACCCAAAACAGAACCTCTCGGTCTTTAGGTGCCGTCTCAATCGGCTGCCACGCTCCCGGTTCGTGAGTGGTTCGCAGAGAGGCCAATTCACGATCGGTGGCGAAACCTAACGCGCGCCGCGCCACTTGCGTCCACCAGCCGTAATCGCGTAGGCGCTCCACCTCTTCACACAAATCTTCCACATCTGTTACGTCTGCCGATCGCGGGGACTGCTTCAGGATGCCGAGACGCTCTGGCGTTACCAGCTCCTTCGATGATGTGGCGGGCGGTTCGGACGGTAGTATTGCCTTCGACTCAGCTATCCGAAGCAAACGCTCGATCTCGGTAAGCGCGGCATCGTAGTGCTTTTCGTGCACGACCCTCACGCAGCGCCTATGACCATCTACCCAGATATCAGCTTCTGGACGCAAGACGCTGCGCAGCTCCTTCGATGATCCTGGTGCTACTGATTCGTGCGCGAACAATTCGTCGTAGAGTTTACGCGCGCCCTCCCATTGAGCATCATGGATATCGACCCAGCCAGCGTCCTTCAGGCTGTCAACAAAATATTCAAACGACATCGTCATGCTCGCTGCTTCCTCAGTTCGTGCGCCTGACGTACCGCTAACTGCTGCGCCTCGGTCAACTTTTGCTTGTACTGGTCACGTTCGGCGGTTATCTCTTCAACCAGCTTTAGCACGCCCTCGCATGCCGCACGGAAGCGCGGGTCCATGGCGCCAACGGCGAGAGCCATGCGAAGGGTTAGCGCCCGCGTATCTTTGGAACTAGGAGCATTCATAGAGCCTCCAGCTTGGCGAGGGCCGCATCCCGTTCGTCACACCATTGACACGGCGCCGGCTCGAACCAGTCGTGCACCCGCTGCATGATTGTGCCTTTGTTGTCGCAGTTGCTATTTGGGCACCTTGCAGACTTCAATGCTTCCGCGCACTCGACAAGGGCCAGCAGTTCGCGGTTGGTTAACGTGTTCTGCCCATCCATAGAGCACAGCCCGCGCGCCGTAGTGAGCCACGAATCAGAAGAACTCGGAGCATTCATGGCAGCGCCTTGTTGAGCCAGTCGCGAATAACACGCGCATCTGGAACGTTCAGGAAAATAGCGGCCCCGCCACCTTCGTGTGGTGTCGAGATCGCAACCATTCGGCCTTCTCTGATAATCCAGCACGCCACGTCTTCCGTGTAGAGCGATGGGGACACGTTGAATAGCTGCTCGGCCAGTAGCGAGTCAGATGCGGACATAGCGCGAGATCCTCAGTAATAGATTTGTGAACCTGAGCAGGCGCCGTTCGCTGCCAAATGCTCGGACAAACTCCCGCTTACTACGGGCAAGGCTAGGGCCGAATATCTCTTCTGTTGCCTTGGCGCCGCCGTCGTGTATCGGTACTCCTCTGTGATGCCACTCACAAAGACCGATCGTGAACTGATGGCCTAGCCGGCGACTCCCTTCGACCAAGTGATGCACGTCACAATATCGAGGGGTGTGGCGACGAAGGCAGACAATGCAGCCCAGCGTATGCAGCTGTGCGAACCTTTCCAGGTCTGCAACACGGAAGCTCACCGGGCCTGCCTCCGGTTGCTGTTCAGACTTCGCCATGCCTCAAACACGATTGCCTCGGTGCCTCGTTTGTTCTTCATCGCATCGAACTCGCGCATCTTCGTGAAGTACGCCTCGTATGCCGCCTCGGTATCCGCTGACGTATCTGCAATCGCGTTTCGCTCTGCTACTGATCCGTCTGCGATCATGAATATCGCCTGCTTTGTCCGCTTCGCCTTCCACTCGGCACGCTCCATATCTGCGCGCAGGCCGGCGCACGGCTCGTCTGTGTCAGATAGGAACGCAATGGCTTCCTCCATCCGCTCCTGAGTGATTGCGCCTTTCATGGTCAAAAAGGGATGTCGTCATCAAAGCCGCCGTTATCCACCGGCGCGGGCTTAGGCGGAGGAGGGGGCGGCGCCTGCTCTTTCGGCTTCGGATCGAACAGCGCAAACCATCCATTGCAGCCGATAGGTATGGTGTCGAGCTTCAGGCGAAAGCCTTTATCGGTGTCGAGAATCACGCCGCAGTTAATCCACTTTGGCTTCTGCGGATCTTTCGTCGGCTGCGCATAGACGACATCAAATTTCTTGGTAGTGCTCATGCAGCTGATAGCTCCGGGTTGTTGAGATCAACAGACAAAAGCCATTCAACGACTTTGCTTTCGTGAACTCGGTAGTGCAGCGCCAGCACTGCGATGATTTCCTGATCTGTTGGCCGCGTAGCCTTTGACTTCCTCGGCTTCGGCTTGCTGGCTTCCGCCAACGCTGCTTGACGGCGCTCAAGCTCGGCGCGTTCGTTAGCTAGGCGTGCGTCCTCGGCATCGCGTTTCTTCTGCTCCGCGCGAAGCTTCTCAAGTTCAGCGCGTTCGGCCTTGATGCGCTCCTGCTCTGCAACGCGGGCCACGGCGGCGGCATGCATATCCCGCAGGCGGCTAAGACCCGATGCCTTAGCCTCTATTGCCTGCTGTTCGTATTCCTGGAATGAGCCATCTACCTCAAGGCGCTCCAGGTCGCTGATGTGCTCGGCAATCAGTTCCGGTGGGGAAAGCGAGGACAGCATTTTGTTACCGCGTAACTCGGCAACTCGCTCTTGCAGGTCAGCAACGCGCTTCAGTTCGGCTTCGATTTTCGCCTGCTTCTCCCGCTCCTTTCTGGCTTCCTCACTCTTGATTTGCTCGTCTATGGGCGATTCGATTGCAAGCAACTCATCGGTGATCTGCTTCGCGCGGCCGTCCAGTTCTTTGCCGAGCTTCAGGATGGGTGCCTTGGCATCCTTTCGGACGCGCTCGATTTCATAGCGAGGCTCACGGATCGCGGCGCGAGCTTCCTTTGCCGCCTCCATACCCTTGCTGATTCCTACGTCATAGACGACGCTGCCATATTTTTCTTTCAGTACGGCAATACCAGCGGCGACCTTGTCGAATTCGGCAACGGCTGTTTGAACCTCAACGATTGCAGTGCTCATGCGGCTACTCTCATCTTGTTGATTTCGGTGACTTCTACGGCGACTTCAGCGAGGAAGCGCATGGCCGCAGACTCGTAATTGCTGATTTCTATCTCACTACGTTCCAATCTCACACACAGATACTGCAGATCCTCCGGGAAGCGCCCGTCGAAGCTGATGAAGTCGCAGTACTGAGCGCCGCTGACCCAAAGGTTATGAATGCATTGCCAGCGGTAGTCGGTTGGAATTTGCTTCGTCTTCAGGTACTCATAGTGTGTGGCAGACTCTGGGCATTTGCTTTCAACGATGCCCATGCGTCCACTGACGAATGAATCGAGTGAACAGCCAGCCATCACCGCGCCCATCGACAGAAAGCCTACCGGCTCAAGAATTGATCCTGTCTCAGCTTCGTACCTGGCGAGCGCGTCCGGCTCTTTATCCATGCCGTTCTGTACGGCGGCGGTCGTGAACGCGCGCTCTTGTGGACGCCCAGTGATACGCTCCAGCGCTAAGCGCATTAGCAGGTGCTTGCGCGATGCCGATGGTGCGCCTGACTTGATGGTGCGCACCATGTCGGCAGCAGCTGATCCGGTAAGTCGGCCAGCCCTGGACTGATACCAAAGCTCGGAGCGCTGCTCGCATTCAATGACGGTGAATCGGCTCATTCCTGCACCTTGACCTTAGCTGCCTTCCGCTTCGTGGCGCTCCACCAAAGCTCGTCGTGTTTTACGACATAGCGGCGGAACTCATCTGATGACTTGCTCCACGCTGCCTGCAATTTATCTGTTCCTTCCTCAGCAAGAGCTGTCATGTCCGCATTCCATTTCTCGTACCCCTCGGGCATCTCGACAGTCTTCTTGCCCGCGCCATTGCCGTCGTCATCCGGGTTCAACACTTTGGAACGGGCCACGACACCAGTGATCGCTTGGAACGTCGCGCCTTCTAGGTAAGTCAGCGTTGACTTGATCCCCTGCAGCGGGTTTTTAGTGCCAGAAGTATCTGGCGGGCCGATCAGTGTTACTTCCTCGCTGTGCCCGTCTACGTGGGTCATGACGCAAGTGACCCGGATACCATCGGCAGACTGGTCCGGTCGCCAGTTGGCATTCAGGTCATATTCGCCAAGTGCGCGATTCGTCGTGTTCACCAGATTTGCCAGTGACGAATAGTCGGACCCGTATTGCTTGTTGAGCAGATCCTTTACGACATCCGGCATGTTCTTTTTGAACTTGGTGAATGCAGCAACATATGCACGCTTTGCTTCGGCCTTGCGCCAACGTTCCTCAAGGTCCATCAGCTTTTCCAGCCGCGCCATATCGACGTTCTGCTGGATGGCCATCTGCAGCATCTGCATCGGTGTCATAGCGGCGACTACGGCAGTCGTCTGCGGCTCGTTAACTCTTTCCACAACTGCGTTCATGCTCTTTGCCTCTTTGCTCTTTCAATTCGAATCTTTGCCACATTCGCGCGACGCATACACGTCGGCTCGTCGTACTTGCGCACGTCAATTTTCGGCATCGTCAAATCAGTGTAGAAAGCCAGCACGCGCTTTGGGTACGCTACGAACATATCCGCCTTTTTCCTGAACACGCTCACGGCTGCAGCCCCTTTATCCGCTCCAGCAGCACGCTGAGCAGCAGTCGGTGTTCGTCCGTGCGCCCCGGCTGGTCGGCAAGCTTTTTTATTTCGGTGATCACTTGACGAATTGCGATCGTGTGGCCGAGATGTTTGCTGATTCCTACCAGCACGTCGCTGGCGCTCTCCTTCGCCTCCGTCCTCGCCAAGTCCGCCGCCTCCCTCATACGCTCACCGGCAGTAAGCTCTGCTGTGCGGCCTGAGTCGATCATGTCGCGGGTGTAAAGATAGTCGCGGTTCATTCCTCATCTCCCACTGAATTGCGGTCACGGATTTCCTGATTGACTTCGCGCTCAACGTCTTCAATCACGCACTCTGGCAGTACCACTTTCTCAAAGCACGGCTTGCTCCTGCCGTTGTCACACTCGATTAGATATGCATAAGCACGCCCCCTATCCAGGTGGTAATGCACGCGCAAATCCTTCTCGTGCGCTGGCATGCCGTCTTTCCAGCCGAAAGCGTAGTTGCGAATCGTGGCGACGTTCGCGGCCTTCTCCGCGCGCATCTGTTCGAGCACTTTTTCTGCTGCGCTCATACTTTCGCGCCCGCGTCGCGCCGGCCAAGTTTGTAAGCGAGGAGAAGTGCAGAGACGATCCAATTAAGATCCCGCCCGAAAGTCTTGTCTTCTGGTTCGCACGCATCCGACTCAAGGAAAAGCGTTTCGCCGTTGTGTGTCACGCGGATGTAGGTCGCGTACTCCTTGCCGCAACCGTTGTCAGAAGCGGCTTCAGCCTCGGCTGTCGTGAGCCGATCAAACGAATGAACCTCGACCTTGAATTTATCACTCATGCTTGCACCTCAATCAGTTCACGTGCGCGTTGATAGGTCGTTGTCACAACTGGGACTGTACCGACGCACACCGTCACGTTCCTGCCGCCAGCCCATTGCAGATAGGGGCGGGTGTCTTCGTCGCGGATGGCGGCGTACTCGCGTAGCCAGTCGCCAGAGGCGGAATCGTTTTGGTAGTGCGTCACTCGTATTACTCCAGAGCGGCTCAGTCTTTGCGGAGATTCTTCTCGTTCACCCATTCCAAGCGCTGCGGATGAACTGGCAGCATCTGCGCCTCGCGGTAAACGTCATTGCCGACCGTCTTGACTCGTCCAGTTAAAACGAGGGGAGTGCCGCGCTTCGTCTTGTTTGCTTCATTCATGTCGTTCTCTAATGCTCCAAGTTGTTCGTGTGAGTGCTACGCGGCCACAGCAACGCGGCTGCGCAGCTGTTTCGCCAGTCGGTCATAAAGGACGACGTTGACCGTCGCGGCCAGATTCATGCAGAAGGACGTAGGCACCATGACCGAGTGCTTGCAGCGATCGGTGATTGCTCGGCCTAGCGTTCCGTCCTCTGGTCCGAAGATGTAGAAGGCTCGCTCCGGATGCGTGAAGTCCACGAGGTTGCGTGCGTTCGGCACCAAATCCACAGCGACCGGCACGCAGTCGTAGGGGCATGCGTCGAACACGTCTGACACTCGCAAAGTTGGGATGCTGCGATATGCCTTCTGCGTGTCAGTCGGAATGCGACCCATGTAGCGCTCTGGCCTGTCGCCAGCGATAACGACAAGCGAGGCGTCATAGCATCCGGCAGCGCGCAGGGCGCTCCCGACGTTCATCCCGTTCTTCGGGTTGACCAATCCAATTGCAGAGAATCCACGCATATCGCTCTCGCTCCGGGTCAGTAGCTCCATTCAGCTGTAAGAAAGCGCGCCAGCGCAGCCGGTGCGGTTGGCACTTCTACTTTCGCGATTTTGCGAAACGCGTACCCATTGGGCGGATCAACCTCAAGACGATCCCTTGCCGCCTCCGCGTCGCGCGCGGATGTAAAAAACTGCCTCACTCTGCCACTGGGACTGTCGCCGTCCGCGAATTCATAGACATAGAGCAGTAGTGGAACTCTCACCTTCCAACCGTGCTTGCGGGCATAAGCGCGCGCTTCGTGTTTTTGCATGGGCGGCAAAACTTCGCCCGTTGGTGTTGTTATCTGCCACCCTGGAACCTGCAGCTCAACGCGCTGGCTGATGATCGGTCCACGCATAATCTTTACCGCGTCTGCGTATGCAGGGCGAAATGTCGCAACGCTTTTTGTGTTCATGCTCATCGCTCGATCTATGCGAGGTACGGATCAATGCTGCCGTCGATGCGGCGCGCGGGATTGCATTCGGTGTTTTCGGTCGGCAGCGACTTCAGCGCTTCCCGCGCCACGTCTTGATTGCTCATGAGCGAATCGCACTGAAGCTCACCCGCTATGATTCGCAGAGCCGTTTCGTACTTCTTGAGTTTCTCTGCGCTCATGCCGCACCCAGAAGGACTATGCCGCCGCCCATCTGGCCGAGCGTCACCGCGAATTCAACAGCCGACGTATCACCGCTCATCCGCGCGTCACGAACAAGGCCGCGAATCATTTCGAGAGTCGCCGCGTCGGTCTGGTATGCCCTGCCGTTCATCTCGAATGTTTGCTTGTCCACTTGTCCCGCTCCCGTGTTAGTTCACGAAGTCGCTGTTCAAGGCTCGCCCTTTCTTCGTAGAAGGAACGAGGCAGCGGCGCGTACCCGGCCATTGACCCTTGCATGTGGCACCGCCAGTAGTTCGCATTCCGCTGCTGCTCCAGTTCGTTGAGGCGAGCATGGATCTGCTCAGCCTCCGTCGCGGTTGACATGGTCGATGCTGTAATCGGCGCTGAACCAAACGTCGAAGTACTCGCCGCCGACGCGGACCGTCTCGACAATGAATCCACCTATGATCGAGTGACCGCAAAAGCCAACCTCAATCGAGGTCGTGCCGAAGTGCTTGGTCATTTCCGTCATTGCGTCTTTCATGTCCCGCTCCCGTTTCGCTACCGTGGAGTGGACATTAACGGTTCGTGCGGTAACTGTCAACGGTTTGTGCGTTAATTATTTTGGGGCACAAAAAAACCGGCACTGGGCCGGTCTTTGGTTTCACTTAGGGGATGATTTAGGCGCGTTTGGGGCGTGAGTGCGAGTCAGCCTCATCGGTGGCCTGTTTCTGGAGCAACTCACCCTTGGCAGCGCGCAGGACAGCCCAGCGGCCTTCTTCGCCAAGATCCTCGCATATCTCTAGCAACTCTCTGAGTACGGGGTCTTTTGAAATAGGGTGTTTTGGCTTAACCGCGTTCAAAAGCCAGTCAACACATACCCCGCCTTCCTTGGATAGATAGAGCGCCGTTTGCAATTCCGGCAACCCGCTCCCTCGATACCAGCGGTGCACTGACCCTTGGCTCATGCCCAGCCGAGTCGCCAGGCTGTTGGAATTCAATGGGTGCCATTTCTCGCCTAGCGCCTCAGCCAAGCGTTTCCAAAAAGCAGACGGGGCAAATATGGCGGTCTTGCTCATGCAGCCATTGTCCGGCCGTGGAGTACCGGAATTGGCGTTGACGCAATCAACCGTTTGTGCGTTAATCGAGTTCATGAGCAAAGAAGCCGTTTGCGAATCCGATGACGAACCACTGGCCGCACTACTCGACGCTTGCGCCGCAGTAGGTGGGCAAACCGCCTTGGCTCGCCTTCTCGAACTTGGGGCACAGAGCACGGTATCGAGCTGGATCTCTCGCGGTGTCGTTCCGGCTGAGCGAGTGCTCGCGGTAGAGGCCGCTACGGGCGTTTCTCGCCATCGCTTGCGGCCTGATCTGTATCCCTTGGAGAGCTTCACGCCATCGACAGCCACAAGTCGTAAGCGCACTGCGGCGCGAGCCTGAGCACTCATGAGCGTATCCCTTCGGCCAGCATCGCAGACGCAAACACGCGCGCGTACTGGTTTTGCTGGTGGGTCTAGGAGGGTATTCCCATGACACCAGTGTTTCAAGACAACTGCGTACATCTGCGTAGGGGCCGTGCGGAATTGAATTTTCCCTCACAGGGATCGAGGGATTTGCCGTTGCCATGCTTCGTTTTTCTCAGTGATTCGCGCGGTTCGCGTGTCAGCAGAATCACACCTGTGCCTTTTTTTGCCTAGCTAATGGTCAGTCAACGTCAGTCATCAATTTCTACTGCCGATGATCGGCAGCTCACGTTGCTGCCTTCGCGAAAGGAATCCGCAGTGCCAGACGTTGAGTACCTGAAGGCTCTACCCAACTTTCGCCGCGCGGTTCGATATTCGATTTCTCTCGCGGATCTTGAGCCGAAACAGGTCTACGAGCCTTTGGAGATGGACAAAGCCATCTGGTCGCGCATCGATAACGGCGGCATGAGTTTTCCCGCCGATGACATCTACAAGCTGCGCCAGACCACGGGAAACAATGCGCCGTTGCTGTGGCTGGCGCATCAGGACGGCATCGATATCCGCAACTTGCCACGGCTGCGCGACGACAAGGATCGACGCATCGCAGAGCTTGAAACACAGCTGGCGCAAGAGCGTCACGACAAAGAAGTTATCGCGCGGTTCGTGAAGGAGAACATGCGATGACCCCTCTTTTTCGCCCCGCTCAATCCACAGGCGGAATCATGCCGGAAGGGGAATTCGCGGCGAAATTGTTTGTTCCGGAGCTGGGATGAGCGCGCTCGATAGCAAAGGCCGTTGCTGTGGCAGCAAGCCGATTTTCTACAAAGGCGGTTCGTGGCGCAGTCCGCCTGGATCGCCTATGCATTTCTGCAGCTCATGCTGTCGCGAGTTCTGCCCCGACGGAAAGCAACGGAAGAACTGGGCATGGGTTGAGATTTCGCCGGGAACGTTTGAGCGAGTGCAGCGCAGGGAGCTTGGATGAAGCGCATCTACCGCATTCAAGACGCTGATGGTCGTGGCCCTTACAAGCCCGGATTCAGTCACGTCTGGTGCGACAGCTTCGGCCTGCCGCCGCCTCGCACATGGATGGAGGAGTTTCCAGGGCTGCACAAGCGCATGAACGAAGACATGCACTATGGAGCCGGCGGCAACTCAATCGAACAAGTCCGTAAGTGGTTCACGCCGACTGAGTACTGCCGGCTTCTCATTCTAGGTTATCGGCTCGTTTCCATGGAAGTCGATCACGTCATGGCCGAATCGCGCAATCAGCTTGTTTTCAAGCGCGCGAAGCCGCTCAAGGAAGATATTGAATTTCACGATCTCTATACAACCGAGCGTACCAGTAGCGGCTCTGCGCCTTCGATCCACGATGTAAGCGGCTTCGCTGATGAGCATGGCAATCGCCCCTTATCAGGCCATGGGTCCGTAAGTGATCAGCGCACCACTAGAGCCGCTACTGATGCGCTTTTCGGAGATGCATAGATGGAACCATTAGCTCAAGTTGGCCGGCTGGCGATGCGTCACGAGGGCGAATTGTGGAACGCTTACTACGCTCTGCCTGATTCGATGAAAGAGCCTATTTTTCTAGGCTCAATTCGCATGGGCGCCGTTGTTGGCAATCCAGAGCGCAAGACGGCATTCATGCACATGATGCGAGACATCGTCTCGGACATCATCGAAGAGAGCACAGGAACTCGGCCGACTTGGGGCGGGCCGCACACCGCACCTGAACACGAACGCGCCGGCAACGGCTAGGAGATGTCATGCAAGAAATGAAGTTATCCACCGGCGAGCTTTCCCGCGAGTTCTTCAGCACTGAAGAAGTTCAAGCAGGAAAGATGGACCGCAGGCGCAAGCAGTTGGAATCACAAGGCGCATCGTTCGTTCGTCGCGTCTACTGGGAAGATCGCAGCAAGTACCAGCCTCACATCGGCAAGCGGGAATGTGAGCGCCGGGTGCGGCAGATGGCGGCGGCGTGATGGACATCGTTCCATTCCCTGAACAGACGACCGTGTACGCCAAGGATCAGCCGCAGTACCGGCAGCTGCCCGCTTATCGCTTTGGCGACGCAGAGGGACGTATCGCTTGCTGCTGGTCACTGTCATGGCGAGAGCGCGTTCGGGTGCTGCTAACCGGTCGTCTGTGGCACCAGATCCTGACGTTCAACCAGCCGCTGCAGCCGCAACTTCTGACAGTCGAGAAGCCAGAGATGGAGCAGGGATGAACCCTGGCGCCGTAGCTGAATCCGATGCCGAAGACTTCGTGCTGGCCGGCGACGTAAATGGAAACCGCAAATGATTGGCACGATGAACCCAGGTAATTACATGAATGTGATGGCCGGAACGTCGCCATGCAAGATGTGCGACTTTGAGAAGACGGAGCTTCGTCACCGTGTCATCGCGAACGGCACATCGCAGGTTGTTTACCAGTGCCTGCAGTGTGGACGATCAGCAACGAACCCATTACCGAAGTCGTCCGTTCCGAACTATCTGCGCCTTCCGAAGTGGGACGACTCTATTGCAAAGGCATGGGACCGCAAGAGACATGCGGCCCACGTTCAGGCGAAGCAAGAGGACCGTGCGGAGTTCTTCAAGGAGCATGACGCCTACCTGCGCACACCGGCATGGAAGCATCGGCGCGAGCTTGTGCTGAAGCGTGCGAAGGGTATCTGTGAAGGATGCGGCGAGGCGCCGGCCACGGAAGTTCACCATCTTACCTATGAGAACTGGAAAGCCGAATTTCTGTTTGAGTTGGTAGCTCTTTGCCATGACTGCCACGACCGGCTGCACATCGCCAAGGCGAAAGCAAAAGCCGCAATGGAGTGGCAACCAGAATGAGCTACGACCGCGCATGCGAGCAATGTAAGCGCACCATCGGTGGCAACGGCAAACCCTTGGAAGTTTGCTATTCGTATGCGCTGAAATTATGGGTGTGCATGTCCTGCTACTTCCGGCCGGCTCGCGCTGAGCATGGACAGGGGGGCTGACATGGCACGCCTTCGCCGAAAGAATCTACCGAACGAGACGCGACGTGCATTGGCGCTCAGGTATGAGTGCAAGCCCGGATCTACCACGCAAGTAAGCTGCCATTGGTGTGGAAAATTAGCGGATGTAATTTGGTATTTGCTGGCCTCGGGGAAGCCCCATCACTGGCCTATTTTCGGTCATCACATAGACCACTTGTTGCCGCGCGCGCGGGGAGGCGCGGACCAACTCTCTAATTTGGTCCTGTCGTGCGAGCACTGCAATAAATCTAGATGCGCTAGAACAGAAGAAGAATACAGGCGGTTGGTCGCATGAGCGGCTGGATCAAATTAGAAAAGGACCGTCTGCAGGGCCCCGAGGTTCGTAGGATGGCACGCATCATATGTGAGCGCGGATTAGTTACGCGTAACAGTGACGCTGACGTTACGCATGTCGAAGTGACGCAGCGTGACCTAGACGTTGCACGCCTAATGATTATAGGCGCGCTGGTGCATCTTTGGGTCTACGCAGACACGCATCTCGACCAAGAAGACCTCCTTGCTATGGGGGTCATAGACGTAGACAAGCTCGTCGGGATCGATGATTTCTGCGACATCATGCCCCCTAAGTGGCTTGAGATCATCGACCGTGACAGCTGCGTAAAGCTTCCTGGGTATCAAGCACATAACGGCTCCTACGAGCGGAAGAAAAGTCTCTCTGCATTACGCATGAAGCGTTACCGAGAGCGGCAGCAGAATACAGGAAACGATACTGTTACGCGTAACAGTGACGCCGTTACGCCTGTAAGACCTAGACTTAGATCTAGACCTAAACAAGAAAAAGAAGAAGAACAAGAGCAGAAAGCGGCTGCGCCGCCTGTTGTCCAACCACGAAAACAAAAACCGCCGGACTTCGATCCGTCGACCGTGCCGAACCTGCATGCCGAAAGCTGGCGGCAGTGGCTGACGTATCGCGCAGAGCGCAAGCCAGCGATTAAACCCGCGTCCATGCGAGCCGCAGCGGAAGAGCTAGCAGCCTTCGGTGAACTGCAAGCCGCTGTCGTGAAGCATTCCATGGCGAACGGCTACCAGGGGCTATTCGCGCCAAAAGCCAACGGCCAACACCAGCGTGCCCCGCCAGTGAAGTACCGCACAGCCGACGAGATTGAAGCCGAAGAACGTGCACGAGGGGATTGGGATGCTCAGCACTGAGCGGGAAGATTTTGACAAGCAGCTGGAAGTTTTATTCGGCGGCTATCCGACGTTCATGACGGCGCCGCGGAAGGAAGCTTACTGGCGCGGGTTGCAGAAAATGCCGCTGTCTGTGTTCATCCGGTGCGTGGACATGGCGCTGCAGGACCAGAGCGAGGAGGGCAAAAAACTGCCGACGGTGAACCGAGTTTGGGAACTCAGTCGGCAGCTGAAGGCACGCGCGCAGCCAGTGCAGCAACCGCAGGACGTGGTGCGCTTCGACGACTACCACCTGCTCGGCCAACGCTGGCTGTTCGGGTACTTGCTGAAAAACGGCGGGATTGAACCGGCCAAGCTACCAAAGCTCATCGCAGCCAAAAACCGCATCGTTGATCAGTTTCGCGCAAGCGGCGATATCGACGGGAACGTAGCGGAATGGCTGGACGTGGCCATGTCCACTTTTGAGCGCGAGGCAGCATGACTCCCCTCAAATTCTGCCCTTACCGCCACCACATGGTCCCGCGCAGTGAATTCGCCGCAAATTGGATGACGCGTGATGGCAAGCAGCACTGGTGCAAGTCCTGCCAAGCGCTGCATAGAGCTATCGCCAAGGCTGCGAAGCCGGTGACGGCATGACGAGTCAAACGTACAAGATGCGCAAGTATGCGAACAGCCTGCGAGCGGCGAACCGCAGACTCACAGAGCTATCTGTCACGATGAGGGACGACGGGTTCCCATTGCTTGCCAGCGATGTTTACAAGCTAGCATCGAAGGCTGGAACGATGGGATTGGCCATGAGCTGCGCCGCCGATCATGTTCGCGACAAACGCGGCCGTCGTGCGATAGCGAAGGCGGCTAGGCCGGTGACGGCATGAACAAAGTTGTTCGAGTGGAAATAACCAATTGGAGATTCAAGTGAAGAAAGATTTTGCAGATATCACAGTCGTACTCGACCGATCAGGTTCGATGAGTTCTGTACGTGCCGACACGATCGGCGGCTTCAATTCGTTTATCGAAGAACAGCGCAAGGTTCCCGGTGAATGCAATGCATCGCTTGTGCAGTTCGACGATCAGTACGAAGTCGTCTACACCGCCAAACCGGTGAAGGATGCCCCGGCACTGACCACTGAAACCTTCGTGCCTCGTGGCATGACAGCGCTGCTCGACGCTATCGGCCGAACCATCAACGAAACCGGCAAGCGTCTGTCCGTCATCCCGGAAGCGGATCGTCCCGGCAAGGTCATCTTCGTCATCTTGACCGATGGCGGCGAAAACTCCAGCAAGGAGTACACGCGCGAGAAGGTGTTCGAGATGATCACACACCAGAAGAGCGCCTATCAATGGGATTTCGTTTTCCTGGGCGCGAATCAAGATGCAATCAGCACGGGCGCCGGCCTTGGTATTGCCCGCGGATCAACGATGACTTACGCATCCAACGCTGTAGGGACGAAGCATGCATTCAGGTCGGCCAGTAATTACGCGGCTAGTTCTCGCACGGTCGGTAGCGCGTCCTTCAGTGAAGCGGATCGCGAGAAGCAGAAACAGGCTGGTGCTCAGTAGAGCAGGTGACGGCATGAACCTCTGGAACGCCTCCAGCCCCAACGCCTACACCCACAAGGAAAGCGGCTATTACGTCGTCTGGCTGCCCAAGGATCACGAATATACGGAGTTCTATGCAGGCTTCACGCCGACTGGGAAGCGAGTATCGAAGGGTGACGTGAAGGAGAAGGTTTTCGAGGAGTGTTTGGCGCACTGGAATGTTCACCGTGGAACATCGGCATGAGCCTGAATCGATACGCCCGCCGATCCGATACCACGCAGAGCCTGATTGTGGAGGCGCTACGGACTGCGGGGTGGTCGGTGTGGGTGGTGGGACGCCCTGTCGATTTGCTGTGCTGGAAGGCTGGCGTGTTCCGCTTACTCGAAATAAAAACGGCCTACGGCAAGAAAAAACCCAAGGCGCGAATCGACAAGCGGCAGGATGAACAGAACGAGTTCATTGCACTCACGGGAACGCCGGTGGTTTGTACGCCAGCGGCTGCATTGTTGGCACTAGGGGAAAAGCTGTGGTGACCCGCAACCGCGCGCAGCGCTGGGCTATCTACGGGCTAGTCGGGCTGGCAATTGTTATTTTGGTTCTTACAGCGGGAGAATGAAAAATGTCGGCAGTAGCAGCAGAAATTCCCAGTCGAGACATGCGGCGCGTCAACCACATGGACCCAGAGACGAAGATCGTTCACTCAAAACTTGAAGCATGGGGTGCTTGGGCAAAAGATGCCGAGTTGCGAGCATGGCCGGCTTCAACGATTTTGGCCCGCATGATCGACCAGCAAGCGACGGGAGCGGCGCAGAGCGGACGGCCACCCATTGCCATGCCGGATGAAATTGCCGCGGTGGACGCCGCCGTATGCAAGCTGGGAGTGATCGATAAGCGCGCCGTGCAGCTGTATTACATCCGATGGCAAAGCATTGAGGTGCTCGCAGGGATGATGCGTATGCGCCCACGTCAATTCCAGAACGTCCTACGCCGCGCCCGGTGGAGATTGGCTGCCTACATGAATTATTTATAGAAATTGTTTGAACGCAACGCAAAAGGTGTGCTCTATTCGCGCGAACCGACTACGCCCGCACGAAATAGCGGGCGTTTTTTATGGGCCATGCCCCCGGAACACACCTCGGTCTCCCCGCCAAGTCCGGTGAGTCGCTGGCCCACCTTCTTATAGCCTTGCCGCGAGCGCCTTGATCCGCTCAGTCGGCTGATCCTGGCCGCTCAGGACGTTGCGCACAGCGCGATCAGATAGGCCCAGCGTCCGTGCTACGGATCGTATTGATTGCAGTTCTACGGCCTTGCGTAGCTTGCGAATGACTGCAGCGCGCTCGGCTGCTGTGAGTGTTGATCGCGCCTTGCCGCGTGGCCAATGTCCGAGACCGTCAGCGCGCTGGGATTTCATACCTCGCCATCGTCTGGTACTTCCCACCAGTGCGAGATTTGATCTTGCGTGATCTCGCTCTCGTGATCGTAGACCCAGCCGGCACGCGGCCGATCGTAGTGAGCGAGAAATTTGTGCCGTCGATTGCGCGCGTAAACCATGACCTGGCGCGTGTTGCTGGGCGGTTGGTCGCTGGGTATTGACTGCCACATTTTGTTGTCTCCGTGGAATGTTGTGCTGGGTGAGACTGTGCGCCTCAATTGGTCCGCAGTCAATAGCTCCGCAGTATGATCGTTTGTACAGATTTTTATGTCTTATCGCGACATCCGCGACCTCATCGAATCGCCTCTATCTCGCTGCGTTCCGCTTGACTGCGGGCGCATCAAATTATTAGCGCCACGGCGGCGCAGGACTACCCATGAAATTGCTCGCGGCTGGTTTTCTCGCCCTCTTATCATTTTCGGCTCACGCCCAGATTGCGGTGACGCTGACAAGTTCCGCTCCGAGTGGCATTAGCCCGCACAGCCACGCGCTGACGTGGACTGCACCGGGTGCGACGGGGTGCACGGCCTCTGGTAGCTGGACTGGAGCGAAGGCAGCTAGCGGCACGCAGGCCATCACTGGACTGCGAGCGAATGCGAGTTATCGCCTGGACTGTGTTGGCACTGTAGTCACGCCGCCATGCTCTGCCACGCTGAGATGGGTACCGCCGACGCAAAACACGGACGGCAGCCCGCTGACGAATCTCGCGGCCTACGACGTGAGCTATGGAGAAAAATGCTCAGAATTGTCACTAGCTAAGGCAGTTCCTGCGCCGGCAACGGGAACGTTGATTGATGACATTTCTGGCCCGACGTGCTTTGGCGTGAAAGCTCGTTCGGCAACTGGCGTGCAATCCGCATTGTCGAACACGGTGACGAAAGCTTGCCCAGGGCCGACGACGCCCACCGGCTCGGCTCAAGTCGCAGTCACTGTGGATACTCAACCCGCGCCACCGACGGGCTTGGCCGTCACGGAAACAACTGCATGGAGCATCGAGCCTGACGGCAGCAATTGGCTATCCCGCCTCATTGCCCGCATACGCGGCGATTACAGGCTGGATCATGTAGTTGGTGAGGTTGCGCTAGGCACTGCCTGCAGTCGAGGCACAGACATCCGTGAGGCCGGCTACTACCGTGTTCCAAGGGAGGCCGTGACGTTCACGCACTATGCACGCGGCGCGCTCGTGGCGCAGTGTGGGTGAGTGTGTCAACCGCGGCGAGATATCAGCCATTGAGAAAACTGCGCGTACCACGTCCACAGCAAAATGGCTGGGATTAGCAGCGTGATCGTTAGCGTCGCACCGATGGCTTCGCGCACTCGGTGCGACAAGATCGCAGTCCACGGAATCCGCCGGCCCATTAAATCTTCCATTGTCAGTACTCCCGTAATTGTTGTGCGCTGATCTATGCCAGAGATGCGGCGCGCAAGTCAACTGGCGGGATGACATAAGGGTCTGATGTGTCGATATTTACACTGCGGAGTTCTGTACCGGCAGGCGGCGAGGAGGAAGTGCAGCTCATCCTCGATGATTTCGAGGCCGGCAAGCGCATCATGTACCCGTCTGGGAATGACAGTGATGTGTATCCATCACGCTACATCTGGCAGGTCGATGTGGTCTCGCCAGCCGCAGCAACCACCTCGATCTCGACAGCTGAGGCACACGACGGCGCGCAGAGCTTGCTGATCAACGCCACGGCTGGCGATGGGACGATTCAAATCCGCATGAATCCGTCGATTGAGTCGTTGGCCGGGTGGCCGAACGGCAAGACGTTCCTGAAGCGTCTCGTGAACAATCCGACGATGACGTACGTCGCTGGCGACACGCCCGGCGACTGGCCCGGACTCAACACGGTCAACCGGCTCGAATTTTGGATGAAGCTACCTGCGGGTTATTCGTACGATGAGCGCGGCGTCGGCAATCATCAAGTTGAATTCGGCACGTTCTTGCATCGTGTTGAAGATGAGTTAAACGGCTCGTACGTCTCCGACACGCTTGATCACTGGTATCACTTTTTTGCAGTTGAAACGACCGGGCGATGGGAGCGGTGCATCGTCGATATGCATCCGGATCATAGGCGAGGAGAGACGCCGAACGTATTCGACCAGCCGGACAATCCGACGGCTGCGTTAGCGCTGTACAACAGCGCGTACAACTACTTCGACCTGATGACGAATTTCTACGTAGATTTTATCTACGACAGCGGAAACCTGGGAGAGCACCGTCTCGACGGGTTCAGGTTCTACCAAGAAACGAACACAGAGAACACTGAACAGATTCGCGCGCTGCACGGCGTGTATGTGCCTGCGGATACGAGCGTCGAAGTCGGTTGGTCATACAGCAAAAGCGCGGGGCAATCTGGCGAGACCTACCGCGTTCGCTATGCCTTCAGCGACATTCACGTGCTCGGCTGGGCCAACGCGACTGATGCGCCGAGCGGAACAATTGTTGCGAGCGGTGATGGCGGGAACATGCGCTACGTCAATACGACGATCGATGTTGGCGCGAACACATCGATTTTCATCGCGATCAAAACCGATAGCACTGCGGCAATCAGGCAGATAGAGATCCCGACGACATGACCGTCCTGTTCTCAGATGATTTCAATCGCGCTGATAATCCGGTTGACACTGGCAACAGCAACTGGGACAGGAATGCATCTACATGGAATGTATCGAGTAACGAACTGCAGCATGCCGAGACGTCGTTCAACTTAGCGCCGCTTGAGACGACAACGAGTGCACATGCCGCGGTTGCGGATTGCAAAGCCTCGATCGTCGCAAGGACTGGCGCTGGGTTCAACGGTGGGCCAGTCGCTAGAAAACAGTCTGGCGTCAACACGTACTATACCGTGCGGGTTCAAGAGCCAAATAGCACATTGACAATAATGCGTCTTGTCAGTGACGCAGATACCGATCTGCTCATCGTAGGATCGTACACGCACACGATCGGTGACAAGATCACGCTTGAAGTCAGCGGAACGGGCGCTACTGTCACGCTGCGCGCGTATCGCAACGACGTGCAGGTCGGCAGCACGTACAGCGATACTGACGGTGATCGCATCACTTCCGCGGGGCAGGCGGGCGCCAAAGACTGGGATTTCTCGGCATCAAATCTCTACGACGATTTCCTCGTAGAGGATCTCGCTGGCGGCGGCGGACCTACGATTCCAATCGTGATGCATCATCGCAGGATGATGGCCGGGTGAAAGCGGCACACAGCTGCGTTATTTCTCCTGGGCGCTGTGGACTCTACGAAACAACGCGCGATCTTGTTGCAGGATTACGAGCGCGTGGCATTGACTCACGGTTAGTAGATCCAACTCGGGATACCAACAAACTCTATCCGACAGGGACGGAGGACCGAGGCGCGCCTTTTGCGGATATTGAATGGGCGAAGCAATCCGATGTGATCGTGAATCACTCGGGGCTCGGTGAGGAGTTGGAAAAGACGACGCAGCCGATTGTGCACGTTGCACACGGACGGCCACGCAGCAGCTTCCTGACAGAGGCCGGCGGTGGTACGCCTATTTTTAGTTACCACTACGCGAAGGACAAAGACCCGCGTTTCAAGGCCGTCGTCACGTTCTGGCCGGAGCATGAGCCGTATCTCAAGGTCATGTTCCCGAGCAAACCGGTGCACGTGGTGCAGGCATCGGTTGATCTCAACGCATGGACACCTGGAGAGGCGAAGTACGATTTCCGCGGCAAGAAGGGCGCGATCAACGTGGTTTGTTCGGACCCTTGGCGGGACGACATTGATCCATTTATTCCGCTGCACGCCTTCGCTTTGTGGGCGCGTGAGATGAGAGGCGCAAAGCTTCACTTGTACTGCAAGCCCGCAAAGATCCCCGGCTTCGCCGCGATCATCAAGCGCATTCAGGACGATGGAAACATGGGCGAGCTGCAGGGATGGGTGCAGGGATTGCAGCACATCTATCGTGCCGCTGATTTTGTACTCACGGCAAACGAGATCGATACGCGTACGGTACGCGAGGCGATGGCCTGCGGCTGTCCGGTGGTTCGCGTGACAAGCAAGTTGAATGGATTCAGGACATCAATAGCGCAGGCGCTGGATTCATCACGAGATGAAGTTCGGCAGCAGGCGGTGAAGCGATTCGACTCGAAAGAGACAGCACGACAGTTTGAGCAGGTTCTAAAGAGCATCCACTAATGCAAGTTCTTCGACAAAGCACTAGCGTCGTGGTCCGCATAGGGCCAGCGGTTGCAATCGCAGATGGGATAGCTCCCGTTACGAACCTGACTGTTTCTGGCGCTGATGAAGCTGAAGCCTTACGTGCGGCCGGCGCCGCGACGCTGGACATCTCTGGCGCGACGTTCGCGGCCGTGACTGGCGCGGATGGTTGGTACGACCTGACGCTCGACACGACTGCGACGAATACCGTCGGCACGCTTGACATTGTCATCAATGATGATTCGCTGATACTGCCTATTTTCGCGAGATTTCAGGTGATCGAAGAAGCGGTGTATGACCAGTTCTATGCCGCAAGTGCCCTGGGCGCCGGCTCAGTATCGGCAGTGTCGGACGTGAAGTCTCAGCTCGTGATCGTTGCCAGTGACTTGCTGCAGGTGTATTCCGACAGCACGATCATTGCATCTGACTTGGTGCAGGTGTACTCAGACACGACCATTATATATTCTGATACCACCGTGATTGAAGCCGGGGGTGGGTCACTCACAGCAACGCAAGCCTCGCAGCTCACTCGCGTGCAGTCGGATCTTATTATCGTTGGGTCTGACCTGGTCCAGGTCTACAGCGACACAACCATACTTGTGCCGGCTGTTTCTGACATTGAAAGTTCACTGGTCATCGTGAAGTCAGATCTGGTAGTTGCGATATCGGATATTGGCGATATCTCTGCGGCTGCCAGCCCGGATGTATTGGTTGACACGACCATTGCGACACTCGCAACACAAACCAGCTTCACGCTGACCGCAGGATCTGCCGATGACGACGTGTACAACGGCATGGCCGCAGTATTCACGGATGTCTCGACCGCAACTCAAAAGGCAGTCGCATTTATCAGTGACTATGTCGGCTCGACTCGTACCGTAACCCTTGAGGCAGCGCCAGGATTTACGATTGCGACGACCGATAGCGTTGCTATCATGGCAGCCGGCGCATCGACAAGCTCCCCGCCCGCTGCTGCCCTGGTTGGCGCTCAAGCCTCTCAACTCACCCGTGCTCAGTCAGACCTGATCATTGTCGCCAGCGACCTGCTGCAGGTCTACAGCGACTCAACCATTATCGCCTCTGATCTCGTGCAGGTGTATTCGGACACCACAATTCTGGTTCCAGGCGTCTCAGACATAGAAAGCAGCATCGTCATCATGCGCTCGGATCAGGTGGTCGCTGAGGCCATGATCTCGGATGTGGAGTCCAGCCTAGTCATCGTCAAGTCGGATCTCGTGATTACGACTTCTGACACTACGGCTATCCAGACCAAGACCGATAGCCTGACATTCACCGTGGCAGGCAAAGCCGATGCAAATGTCACTCATGTCATCGATGATCCGGTCGTCGCGGCTAGTGGGAAGGACACGAGTTGGGGCGGAACTGCCTAAATGCCAGCGTGGGCTACAAGCGCCTGGGCGACAAATGCTTGGGCTGGAACTGCGTGGGCCGGGGAAAGCGAACCTGACACTACTCCAGACGCCTTCAGCTTCACCGATCAGTCAGGCGTTGATGTCTCTGCTGAGATCACCAGCGCTGCCGTAACGATTACAGGTATCGATGCCGCGGCTGACATCACGGTCACCGGTGGCACGTACAGCATTAACGGCGCCGCGTTCACGGCTGATGCTGGGACTGTAGTCAATGGCGACGAGGTTCAGGCGCGGCACACGAGCAGCGCGAGTTATCTGACTGCAACCAATACGATTGTGACGATTGGCGGTGTCAGCGACACGTTCACGAGCCAAACCGGGCCAGATGCGTCCGTGTCTGAGCCACGTGGCTTTGGCTGGCTTGCGACTCGCCTCGGCATAGGAACTTGAGGAATCATGAGTAACGTAAAAGTAAGTCGCGAGATTAGTTCGGCCGCTGGTGGCGTGGCCGTCACTCCATCCGATACCACCACCTTTGATCCGCCTGGGCGGGCTCTGTATGTCGGGGTGACCGGCAACGTTGCGGTTAGGATGGCCGGGGATTTGAGCGTGCTGACGTTTATTGGCGTTCAGGGCGGCACGGTGCTATCGCTCTGTGTTGATCGTGTCATGTCAACCAACACCACGGCCACCGACATGGTTCTGCTGCGCTGATGCTTGGCCGCATGGACTTGCAGTTGCTTGGCCCGCCCATCGGTCAAGCGCCAACACCTCGCATCAACGAGGGCGAAGCGTTCCAGGTGACGATTCGAGCGCTTACCGCAGACCTGGCCGCAGCGACACCAAGCGGAATGCGCTACAGAATTGATGACATCGATCAAGGCAACGCCGTGCTCGACTGGACCACGTTGTCACCAGCAACTTCCGTCAATGTCATCATCACGGCTGCTCAGAACGCCATGCGCAACAACCTGTGCGTCGAGCGGCGCCAATTGGTATTCGAGGCCAGCGATTCTGATGGACCGATCCGTAAGACTCTCGATTACGACATCGCCGACCTTCAAGGAATAACCTAATGAACGGCAAAGATCTGAAAGTCACAGCAGTCGCCAACGAGGTCTACAACTATCTCACCGAGATGTGTCAGGCGAGCGACATAGATGTGGCGGACCTGATCCGGGAACTGGCGGGCAAGCAGCAGCTGATTGACTTGCGCTGCGTAGTAGTCACGACACAGAGCGGGACGAGGACACAGTGAAAAGGCTGGATGGTCTTTCGACCGGCACTGACTCAGTTGGCGTCGAATCCAACTGGGGGCAATTCACCAGTAACTCGTCTATTGCCAGCGCCTTGACCGGTGAGCGTGCATTGCCATGGGACGGTGACTGCCGCCACGCTCATCGCATCCAGCGACCGCAGTCTACCACTGGGAGCGGGAGACGTGCCGAGGTGGCTAACTGATGCTGCTTCCGCGCGTCAAGATGGACCCGTGTCCGGACAGATGGATGTGGTTCGGCGTCATTGAGTATCCAGAATGGCATGAAGAGGCGCGGCGTAGACAATGCAATGAGGCATACCTGTTCATTCTCAAGCTGCCGAGCTATGGCTATCACTACGTAATTGAGTACGACAGTGAACAATGGTGCCAGCTGGTGATCTTTTGGCACGGATGGCACGGATTCAAAGCGCAATGGAGGCTAGATACGAAATTCAAGGCTGGGATAAATGGCTGATATTGGTCGTCCTAGTTCCTACACACAGGAGATCGCAGACGAGATCTGCGCTCAGCTGGCCGAGGGCAAGTCACTACGGTCTGTTTGTAAAGCAGAATCAATGCCTTCCGTCACTACCGTATTTTCATGGATGAGGCTCTACCCGGAGTTTCTTAAGCAATACGCGCGAAGCAAGGAAGAGTCTGCTGATTTCTTGGCTGAAGATCTGATGGATATATCCGATGACGGAACGAATGATTGGATGGCCAGCAACGATCCCGACAATCCCGGCTATCGCGCTAACGGTGAACACATTGCCCGCTCCCGCTTGCGGGTGGATACACGCAAATGGATTGCATCGAAGCTCAAGCCGAAGAAATACGGGGAGAAGCTCGACATTGCGCATTCTGGATCGATTGAAACCGTCAGCAGAGAGGCATTGATTGAACGCCTTACCGGCCTTTACGCCGCAGCATCTAGCCGCCTTGACGGAGACCGAAGCGAGGGAGCTGCTGGACCTGACCCTGGCGTACCAACGACTCACTGAGCGCGAGAAGCTGTACAGCTACTACCCTGACGAGGGGCCGCTGAGGCGGGAGTTGTACGTTAAGCACTGCGAGTTCTTCGCTGCTGGCGCTACTGAGAAAGAACGCTGCATGCTGGCGGCGAATCGCGTCGGCAAGAGCGAGGGCGTCGGCGGGTACGAAGTCGTGTTGCACATGACTGGCGAATACCCGACCTGGTGGGTTGGGCATCGATTCAGCAAGCCGACCAAATGGTGGGCAGCAGGCGATACCGCAAAGACCGTTCGCGACATCATCCAGGCGAAATTGCTTGGGCCTCCTGGTGACGTGGCATCACAGGGCACAGGATTGATACCTGCCGCGAACATCATCCGCACGACGCCGAAGCAGGGCATTGCGGATGCGGTCGAGCACATCTACGTCAAGCACAAGTCGGGCGGTACTTCAGTCATTCAGCTGAAGTCGTACGACCAGAAGCGCGAGGCGTTCCAGGGCACGGAGCAGGACGGCATCTGGCTTGATGAAGAGCCCCCGCTGGGGATCTACACGGAATGTCTCATTCGTCTCATGACGACGAATGGACTGATGCTGTGTACGTTTACGCCCCTTGAGGGGTTGAGCGAAACCGTTCTGCATTATCTGCCAGACGGTGACGTTGAGAAGGCCAAGCACTTCGTCGTGATGGCGTCATGGGATGACGCGCCACATTTAACAAAACAGCAGAAGGACTTGCTCTGGGATTCGATCCCGCCGTACCAGCGTGACGCGCGGTCGAAGGGCATTCCCCAACTTGGGAGCGGTGCCATTTTCCCGGTGCCAGAGTCTGATATCACGGTCGATAACTTCGATATCCCGGAGCATTGGCCTCGGGTGTATGCGCTGGACGTTGGCTGGCAAAGAACTGCAGCAATCTGGTTAGCAATAGATCGCGAGTCGCAGACCGTTTACGCGTACTCCGAACATTATCGCGGGCAGGCCGAGCCTTCCGTGCATGCCGAGGCGATTCGCGCTCGTGGAGATTGGATCGTTGGTGTAATAGACCCGGCTGCTAGGGGTCGATCACAGATGGATGGCGAGCAACTGATGCAGCAGTATCAAGATCTTGGATTGAATCTTACTGCTGCCGACAACGCAGTCGAGTCTGGTATCTACGCGGTATGGCAGCGCCTATCAGGCGGACGGTTGAAGATCTTCAAGACATGTCAGAGCTTCTTTGCGGAATACCGGTTGTATAGGCGCGATGAGAAAGGACGAATAGTGAAGTCGAACGACCATCTATGTGACGCTTTACGTTACGGCATCATGTCCGGCCTCAGCCTCGCCACGACCAAGCCCGCGCCATACGTCGAGACTCACGCACCGATGAGCGACTTCGCATGAACCGCCGTGGCTTTCTTTCGCTGCTGGGCGTTGCCACTTCGGCAGCCGTTATCCCATCTGGGTTGGTCGAGGAATTGTGGACGCCAAGCAAGGCATTCTTCCTGCCGCCAGCAGGCGGGTGGGCGCGAGGCAATTTACTGCTCACGCCAGAATTGATCACACGTGAGGCATTGAGAGTGCTGCACAAGAATATGCAATTCGATGCGCTTGTTGCTCGTCGGTATGACGGTTCGTTTGCACGCATGACAAATGCAATAAAGGTAGGCGATACGGTGAGAATTCGCATTCCATCCCGCATGGGTGCTAACGCCTAGCATGCCGCGCCCCACGAACGCAGAGACTTCGGCTAAGTTGTTGGCCGAGGTCAAGGATAACTATAGCCGCTCGATTTCAGCTGACGGGACGAACCGAGAGCTTGCGCTTGAGGATATTCGATTTGTAGATGAGGAAGGCGCGCAGTGGGACAGCGAGGTGCGCAAGGCGCGCGGTTCGCGACCGTGTTATTCCTTCGACCGCACCTCAATTGCAATTGACCAAGTCAAGGGCGATCAGCGTCAGAACTCGCCACAGATTAAGATTCTGCCGATCGACAGCAAATCGGACAGGAAGAAGGCGGAGATCTTTGAGGGCTTGATTCGAGCGATCGAGCGCAATTCATCGGCGAAGACTGCATACAACACCGGCTTTGACTTCGCGCTGAAGGGTGGATTTGGCGCGTGGCGCGTGTATCCAAAGTACGTCGATGACAGTTTCGACCAGGAGCTGTGTATCGGTCGCATAGAGAATCCGTTCACGGTTCACTTCGATCCTTCAGCCAAGGACTACCTGAAGCGAGATGCCGAGTGGGCGCTTGTTACCGAGCGCATCTCCAAGGATTTGCACGATGCACAATACAAGGATATTCAGGGCTCGGATTTAGATCTGGCGCAGCACGACCACGATTGGATCAATGACAAGGAGGTGCGTGTCGCCGAGTACTACAAGCGCATGCGCCGAAAGAAGACGCTGGCGCTGCTAGACGATGGCCGCGTAATCGATTACGACACAATCAAGGTCATTGAGCAGGAGCTCAGAGACCCTCCGCCTGGATCTGGCATCAAGCCGATTCGCGTGCTGAAGAAGCGTGAGGCAGACACGACGTACGTGCGCTGGTGGAAGCTATCTGGCGCCGGAATCATTGATGGCCCGATCGATTACGAATGGAAGTACATTCCCATCGTACCGATCTACGGGCGCGTCACGAACATCGAGGGCAAACGCAAGTACCGCGGGCTAGTTCGGAAGGCGAAAGACCCGCAGAAAGCCTACAACGGCGCGCGGACGGCGGAGATTGAAGCCGTCGCGATGGTGCCGCGCTCGCCGTACATGGTGACGCCAGCTCAGGTCAAGGGCTACGAGAATTCGTGGCGGGAGGCGAACGCTAAAAACCCGCTGTTCCTCTACTACAACGCGGTCAAGGATCTTCCCGGTGGTGGCAAGCCATCGCGCGAGGCGATGCCGGATATTCCCAACGCGTTGATTGCGTTGTCGCAGCAGGCGGCGGATGACATCAAGGCGAGCACGGGTAAGTTTGGGCCTAGTTTGGGCGAGCCGCAGGCGAATGAACTGCCGGGCGCAATCAGGCAGCGTAATACCGAGGGCGATGTCAGCTCGTATGAGTTTATCGATAACCTTGCCGAATCGATCAAGTACACCGGTGAGATTCTAGTGGACATGATCCCGAAGGTTTACGACGGCGAGCGCGTTGTCCGCATCCTGGGCATCGACGGCAAAGAGGCGTTCGAGAACATCAACCAGCGCGGGCAGGACGGCAAGCTGATCAACGATCTGTCGCAAGGTCGGTATGACGTGGCCGTGGATGTCGGCCCTGCCTACACGACGCAGCGTCAGCAGGCCGCTGACTATCTGCTCAAGTTCGCCTCGACTTCTGAGGCCGTTAAGAACATGGCTTCCGACCTCATTGCCAAGTCGCTCGACTTCAAGGGCGCCGATGAGTTGGAGCGACGCCTGCGAATCCCGCTGATTCAGCAAGGCGTTATCCCGCCAGATCAGATGACAGACGAAGAGAAGGCGATGCAGCCGCAGGAACCGCCACCCCCTGATCCAATGCAAGAAGCGCTGGCAAGCAAGCTCAACGCGGAGGCGGCGCGAGCACAAGCACAGGCACAGCAGACGCAGGTCAATACTGCGACAGCTTCCATTGATGCCAAGATGAAGCCGCAGGAGCTGCAGAAGCTAATTGCTGAGACGATCTTTCAGCAGTTGCAGAACATGCAGCTGGCCGGAGAAATTAGTGTTGACCCAAGGACCGGAAGGTTGCAGCTGATGAAGTACATGCAAGGGAATGAACTGTCGCAACCGAGGGAGATGCAGAGGATTCAAGCTAGGGTGTAGATTGCGGTGCGGGATTGCGGCGGTGTGTATAAGTGTGTAGCATGATCTAGCATGATACGCACGAACGTACACTTTCCGGAAAAGCTGCTGAAACAACTCAAGGCGCTGTCGAAACGGACTGGAGTTCCAGTTGCGGAGATATTGCGGCGTGCGGCCGTTGAGTACCTCGCAAAGCAAGGGTCCTGATTATGGAATGCACGATCACCGCACTGATTGCCTGTTTCAGCTGGTCGGGTCTGTACCTGGACACCAGCGCTGACTTCATCAAAGACCGAGGGCGCCCGTACACGGAGCAGTTCTACGGGGAATCGCTTTATGTCATGCCAGCGAATGGCAATGAGCCGTTCTTGCAGCGGAACATGATTCGCGAGATCGACAGCATCGAGCGGGATGTGTTCAACCCGTACGTTCGCGGCTCGCTTGGGTACGAGATCGATATTCACGTAGTGAAACTCGACTTCTCGGTGTTCTACCAGGAGAGCGCGCGGGTCAGTGACCGCGGCGAGTATGGCGCATCAATTCGACTGAGGGTGCATCCGTTCAGGGGTTCGCGATGAACCGGTGGCAAGTTGTCCTTCTTGTGCTCGGGGTCGTGGCGGCGTCTTGGCTGATCCCGGCGGTGATCCTTGGGTACGCGCTCGGTGGCGTATCTGGCTCATTGGCGAGGGCCGTGGAATACCACGATGAATGAGCCCATGACCGACGCCGAGCGCGCCGAATGCATGGAGTGGATTCGCAACGCCGAGCGACAAATACGAGAGGACGACTCGCGATTCAGGAGAGATAAGGAGCGTTTTGAGTGTACCGATCGTGCCATCAAGGCGGCGATTAGCCTGTATGTTGCGATGCTCGAAGGACAGATGCGGGCGGTCTGGTGGGGCTTGGAAGAAGTCGGGCGGAGACGCGACGAATGAGTCAGCGCGTAGTGCATGAATCCTTCGAACTGATATTCGATAGGTTGGTATCGGGGATGCTAAGCATGGGTGCACTCAAACTTGAGGATGTTTCTGACGAGAGCGGCATTCCGGGCCTGTTTCGCATCAAAGTCATCGACAACACCTTGCCGAAGGCCGAGGTACTAGAGGCGAAGGTTGAGCCAGTAGAGAACGACGATGAAACCTAACCAACCCCCACCAGCTCCGAAACCCATGACTCCCGCCGAGCAACGAAAGCAGCGACGCAAGGAGTTCGACGAACGGCTAGAGGCAGAGAAGAGAGGGCGTAAATCGTGAAGATGGCCAGTATGAAAATGTCCAAGGAACAGAAGAAGGACTCAATCCCGACGGCTGTTGGTATGGATAGTCCGGAGTATCCGTACGGATTGACGCTGCGGCTTGACAACGGGTCGCTCGACAATCTCAGTGTGTCGAAGCTGCCGAAGGTCGGGGCTAAGGTCATGGTCCATGCGATTGGCGTCATTACCTCAGTCAGCCAGCACGAGAGCAAAAACAACGACAGCCGCAACGTCGAGATTCAGCTGCAGGAGATGGGCGTAGAGAGCGCCGAGCCACTGACGAAGGAAGAGCGCAACGAGATGATGCGTGAGGACTTCGGCGCGGCCTTGGAGCGCGAGAAGCGGAGCCGGAAGGCGTGAACCGCCGAGACTTCCTTGCCGGACTGAGTTCGCTCTGTGCGGTAACCGCCAGTGGATTGCAACTAAAATCCGCAGCGGCGGCAGATGAATTGCTATCGTTAGTAGCAAAATCGGCGAAAGTTCGACATGTGTTCGCTTATGACATGGGCCGTTATATGCACCGGTTTGATATTCTCATCGGTCCAGATGGCCGCTTTACGGAGCGCACACAGCAGTTTGGCGTGGATATTCGCTCACGCGGTCGCGTGCCAACTCAGGCTGAGATAGAGCCTGCACTGAAGGTTCTCGCCGATCATGTCGAGAAGGTCACCGGGCAGACGTACGAGTTCACGCCCGGTCCCATGCGCAGCGCTGACTACGATACCAATATGCAGGAATATCGCGTATGACTGACGCTGAATTCATCGCCGCCATGAGCCGGAATTTGCTGGCGGTTCCACAGGCTGAGATTGAGGCGATGCAGTTGGCGCAAGCACCGCTCATGCGCGGCATGACGGAAGACGAACGGGCCGCACTGAATGCGGAAGGGTTGAGGAATGTCCCGATGTGGACGGAGCCGAAGACTGGAGAAGTGCCATAACTGTCATAGCCTGGGATGGCCACACGCTCGCCGCCGACAAGATGGCATGCTGCGGCGATACTGCCGTTACTTGCACCAAGCTTCGGCGCGTAGAAGATAAGGTGTTTGCGTGGTGCGGCGGGCGTGGCGAGGGGCCAAGGGCTCATCGCTTGGTATCTCGATGGCGCCGACAAGGATAAATTCCCGGCATTTCAGAAGACGGATGACTGGGCTCTGCTTGTCATTGCCGCACCCGGCGGCGTTGTGTTTTACGAGCGCACGCCTGAACCGATTGCTTGCGAGGATCCCTATGGCGCTTGGGGATCTGGCCGAGAGGTTGCATTAGGCGCCCTTGCCATGGGTGCCGATGCACGACGCGCGGTTGAGGTCGCAAGTCTACACACGCATACGTGCGGACTAGGTGTTGATGCCTTCGAACTGGTATCCGGCGACGTTATCCAGTGGAAGCAGATCAAGCGCGCATAGCGGCCCGCTTCCGATTCCAAACAAACAAAACCCCGCTCATGCGGGGTTTTTGCTTTCTAGTGATTTGAATTCCGCCCGCGCTAGCGTTTAGCGCATCACTTGAGTAATCTATGTCCGACGAACTCGCACCACCCCAAGCGCAAGAGGGTACGGCTCCACCAGCCGCGGCAGCTTCTCCAGCTGTCGATCAGGTGACTTCGGGTGCCGCACCGCAAGCGGCAATCGCCGACGCTCCAGACGGCGTGAGGCCCAACCGGGCCCAGGAGCGTATCGAGGAGCTACACGCGCGATCAAAGGCCGCAGAAGAGTACGGCGAGTATTGGCGCAAGCGCTTCGAGGAACGAGACCGACAGCCGGCAGTAGCTGCTCCTGTTCAGGAGACCCCAGATCCTGAGCCCGACGCTGATGAGTTCGAAGATCCCAAGGTTTACACCAAGGCATACACGGCTTGGCATGACCGCAAGACCGAAAAGCGAATTCAGCAGATCGCCGAACAGGCGAAGAAGGACGCGGACACTGCGGCCGATAAGCGACTTGCGAAAGCCAGTGAAGAGACCCGACTGCGGGCGCTCAATGACGGATTCGGTTTGCGTCAACAGGAGTTCGCGGAGAAAACTCCGGACTACTTCGACGCGATCAGAAACCCGGCGCTGAACTTCTTCAACGGCGACTTTCTTGAGGCCCTCAAGGCCGACGAGATTGGCCCGCAGCTCGCGTATCACATCAGCAAGTCACCGGCATTGGTGGCAAAGCTAGCTAGTCAGTCTGTTCCCCAGCGCTTAGCCAGTCTCGGCCGCATCGCAGCCGACCTATCGCGTCCAGCTCCTCCCCCGAAAGTCACCGCTGCGCCGGCCCCGCCGACGCCAATCGGTGGTGGAGCGGGCGGAGAAGTTGATCCGTCCAAACTGTCCATCAACGATTGGATGCAACATCGAACCAAACAGATTCTGGCTAAACGCCAATCTAGGTAGATGCGGGGCCACGCAGCTCTTAGGAGCTACACGTGTCCAATACAACTCTCACTGTCGATCAGATCACAAGGGAGGCTTTGCGAGTCCTCCACCAGAAACTCAGATTCATCGGTTCAATCAACCGCGGCTACGATAACCAGTTCGCACAGGAAGGCGCGAAAATCGGCGACACCTTGCGCATCCGTTTGCCCAATCAGTACACGATTCGCACCGGTCGCACCCTCAGCGTGCAGGACAACGTCGAACGCAACGTTACCTTCCAGATCAGCAGCCAGGCGGGTGTTGATATCAATTTCACGTCGCAGGAACTGACGCTGGATCTGGATCAGTTCTCAGAGCGCATCATCACACCGGCGATGGCGACGATTGCCGCTTACATGGAGTCCACCGTCTGGGCTGCGAGGTACAAGGATGTGTACAACCTCGTCAACCAGAATGGCGTTGCGCCGACGCTGAGAAGCGTGCTGCTGGCGAAGCAGAAGCTGGACGATAACCTGGCGCCAGAAGACGAGCAGCGCACCATGCTGTTGTCTACCACGCATCAGGTCGGACTGGTGGATCAGATCAAGGGATTGTTCAATCCGCAGGATGTTCTGTCCATGCAGTACAAGGAAGGCCGTATGGGTAAGTCGGCCATGTTCGACTTCTTCCAGTCCACACATGTGTTGGATCACACGACCGGCACGGCTGTCGAGGGTGACACGCTGTACAACGTCAACGGCGCCAACCAGACCGGCGCGTCACTGACGGTTGGAACGGGCACCACGACGTTCCTCAAGGGCGACGTGATCACGCTTGCCGGATGCAACCGCGTACACCCTGAAACGAAGATCGATACCGGCCAACTGCAGCAGTTCGTCATCACGGCGGACTCCGGTGCAAATGCGACGACGCTGGCAATCTCTCCATCGATCATCACCAGCGGGGGTGCACAGAATGTAGCTGCAAGTCCGACCACTACCGGTGCCGTGAACAAGATCGGTGCTGGCGCAAGTGAGTTGCTCACTAGTTCGATGGGCTATCACAAGGACGCGTTCTGCTTCGGGACGGCCGATCTCATCCTCCCTGAAGGAGTGTCGTTCGCAGCTCGGGAGGTCTACGACGGGATCAGCATGCGCATCATTCGTGCCTACGACATCAACAATGACCAACACCCGTGCAGGATAGACGTTCTGTTTGGATCGGCTACCTTGCGCGCACAACTCGCTAGCCGATTGCACGCTGACGGCTGAATTATAGGAGAATAGGCCAAAAGGCAGCAAGCGTTCTCCATGTACGATATGATGATTAACGTCGTCATAAAAGTACGTGGAGAATATTGTGAGAATCGAGAAGACAATGCGGAGATTTCTGGCAAATGTGGGAAGGTCGGATGGATGCTGGAAGTGGACCGGGAAGAAAGACAAGGATGGGTATGGAATCTTCAATTGCAGGCTCTTTGGAAAGCGTCATACCCGCGCCCCGAGAGCAGCGTGGATGCTGCAAAACATGATTCTGATTCCTCCTGGAAGTCACGTAAGGCATTCGTGCGACAACCCTGCATGCGTGCGCATCGATCATCTGTCGTTAGGCAGGCCGATCGACAATACGCAGGACATGATTGTTCGCGGCCGGCAGAAGCCGGCTTTTGGAGAGCGGGCAGGTCACGCCATTCTCACGGAAGAGCAAGCCACGGCCATTTTGGCGGACACGCGACCTTATGCTGCCATCGGCGAGGAGTACGGCATTGCTGCCTCTACTGTTGGCAGCATCAAGAATGGCGTGTCATGGACGCATCTGAACGGAGAGCGAAAGAAATCCGTTCGGGTGAGTCCGAGGCGCGGCGTCAGCGACAACATCACACCGGAAATCGTTCGCGAGATTCGAGCAAGCACAGAGACGTACGGCAGACTCGCCGTCAAACACGGCGTTACGGCGCAAACCATCTGCGACATTCGCAAGAGACGCAGTTGGAAGCATGTTGAATGAAACTTAGAGGAGATTCTTGATATGGCTATTAATCAACTTGGGGACGGCAATCCAGACGGCGTGCAGTTGCCGGACACCAAGGCCGGGTTTTACGGTATCGCACCGATCGCGCAGCGCGCAGGCGCAGCTCAGGCAACGTCACTAGTCGGCACAGCATCGTCAGCCGATGTGACAAGTGATCTCAAAGCCGCGGTGATTGAGATTATGGATACACTGGAGGCGCTTGGCCTCTGGAATGGGGGTGCCTAATGCCTACCGAGGAAACGTTCGGCGTTTCGACGTCGCACAAAAAGATCGATGTCCTGGAGCATCGTACCAACGGAACAGCGGGCTTCTACGGTACGACGCCCATCACTCAGCGAGCCGGGGCCGCACAGGCGACATCGCTTGTTGGTACGGCATCATCCACTGACGTTACGTCTGACATGAAGGCAGCGATGATTGAGATCATGAACACATTAGCAGCCATTGGCCTTTGGAAAGGCGGGGCATAAGGGCGATGAAAGCAGCTCAATTCTGCAAGGGATGTTCCGCCGAAAGGCCAGTTGAGTTGTTTTCTCCATCAAAACGAGGCAGAGCAGGCCAGTCTTGCAGGGCCTGTAATGCCGCCAAGGAACGTGAGCGATATCGGACAGATCCTGAGTTCAGGGATCGCAGCAATCGTCGTTTGCGTGAGTGGGGAGAGAAGAACGGAGATAAAATTCGCGCCTCGCAACGCAAGCACTACGAAAAAAACAAACAAAAAATGTTCGCTGCCTCCATGCGATGGAAGCATGAGAATCGCGAAAAGAATCTAGACATCACTCGGATGTGGCACAAAAAGAATCCGGTTCGTTCTTATGCGCACACTCGCATGAGAACTCTACGGATTCGTGGCCAAACGCCGCCAGACGCAAATTTTGACGCCATCGCGGCGCTTTATGAGGAGTCCGCGAGATTGACACGAGAAACCGGCATAAGGCATCACGTCGATCACATCGTGCCACTTAGTCGCGGCGGACTGCATCACCAAGACAACCTTCGCGTTGTCACGATTACAGAAAATCTACGGAAAGGCGCTCGTATATTGTCGGAGGTGCGTGCTTGAGCGCTCAATATGTCCAATACACTGGGCCGCGCCGTGTGCTGCATGCGGGTTGTGGAAAAACACCGCTTCCCGAGTTTCTGCATGGATGCACCGAGACACGGCTTGATATCGATCCAAGCACTGCCCCTGATGTTGTTGCGAGCATGTCCGATATTGGAGCTATCGGACCATTCGACGCCATTTGGTGCAGTCATTCGCTCGAACATCTCAAACCAGCTGATGGCATTTCAGCACTACGTGAGTTTGTGCGCGTTCTGGCGTCAGGCGGTTATGCAATGATTGTTGTTCCAGACTTGGAAGGCGTGCGCCCGACAAATGAAGTGCTGTACGAAGCAGCCGTTGGGCCGATCACTGGTCTGCATATGTTTTATGGCCACGACGGGATGGACAATCCGCACATGCTTCATCGAACTGGGTTCATTTCGGAAACACTTAAGGTTGCCCTGGAGGCGGCGGGCTTTGCGAAGGTGAAGACACAGAGACTCGGTGACTACAACCTTTTAGGGGTAGGCGTTAAATGACCGATACGACACTCGTTGCCGATGAGGATGGAGCATTGCCAATTGAGGCATCTGGACGGCAAAAGGTCATCATCTGTACGCCAACAATCACCAAACCTCATCCGGCCTACCTGAAGTCCCTGGAAGACTCTATCCAGTTACTTGATGAGGCTGGGTTTGACCATGGCGCGGTATTCACGGTGGGCGCGCCGTACATCTCACACAACCGCGCCACGATGACGCGCAAGGCAATGGATGCGAAGGCCGATATCGTTGTCTACATCGACCATGATGTGAGTTGGAATCCGCCAGATCTGTTGCACCTCATACGAACAAAGGGGGATGTAGTAGCCGGCACGTATCGCTTCAAGAAGGACGAAGAGACGTACATGGGCACTATTCTGACAGATGATGCCGGCCATCCGATTGTCAGGCAGGATGGTTGTATATCTGCTCGATGGATGCCAGCGGGATTTCTGAAGATCACTAAAGAAGGCATCGAGAAGTTCATGCGGGCCTATCCTGAGCTGATTTATGGGCCGCATTACAATCCATCAATCGACTTGTTTAACCACGGCGCGCACGAGCGTCTGTGGTACGGAGAAGACTTTTCGTTCTCGCGTAGATGGACGGAAAAGTGCGGTCCCATATGGGTTGTTCCGGATCTACAGCTAGACCATTGGTTGGCTGATAGAAAGTTTGAAGGAAATTTCCATAAATTTCTTTTGCGTCAGCCGGGTGGGTCTGACGATCCAGCCAGAGTGGCTTGAACAGTGAAAAATGTAGTAACACGAAAGGCCGCAGTTCTGGCTTGGGAGGCCATGTACTTCACTGGCAAGCCATGCAAAAACGGGCATATCTCGGACAGATATGTATCCACAAGGGGGTGTGCTAGTTGCATCGCAATGTGGCAAAGGAAGAGCCTGCAGAAGCATAACGAGAGTTGCAGAGCGTGGTCGAAAGCTAACCCCGATAAGGATGCGGAGGCGAAGGTAGCGTGGAAAAAAGCAAACACCGACAGGGTTCGCGAGCAGGCACGCAAGGATCGCAAGAAATGGCAAAAACGAAATCCAGGCAAGGCTACCGCCGAGGCTCGCGTCCGATATCTATCGAAGGGGAAAAGAACACCGAAGTGGGCCGATTTGAGGGCTATTGCCAAGCTGTATGAGCTTGCATCTGCGATGACACGGAAAACCGGAGAGTCATGGAATGTTGATCACATAATTCCACTTCATGGTCGCACCGTTAGCGGGTTGCATGTCTTGGGTAATCTGCGCGTAATCCGCAGACTTGAGAATCTGACCAAGAGTAATAAATGGGACGATGATCAGGCGAGGGCTGCATAGGTGGCCACGCCCACCGCCCAAGCCGCGTCTCAGGTTATTGCTGACGCGCTTTTGAGCATCAACGTCATCCGTGATGGTGAGACTCCAAGTGCGGCACAACAAGCCCAGGGAATCCGCAGGCTCAATCAGATGATGGCGCTCTGGGAAGGCGAGGGGCGAAACATCGGGTATATCCCGGTCGGTACTGTGACCGATGTTCTTACCGTTCCCGATGCTGCAATCCTTGGCATCGTGAACAACCTTGCCATTCACATGGCGCCTAGTTTCGGCGCCACGGTTCCGATTGAAATCGCCGCACTTGCCATGATGGGACTGGCGACGATCGACAAGCTAACGGCGAAGGAAGTCATTATGGATATGGACCTCCAGAGATCTGCTGATCGCGCCGCACCGTTCAATATAAATACGGGCTAGTGATGGCTTCTTTAGATTTGCCTTTCCACAGCTATCGCCTCAGATCACGTCCAGCCAGTCCATCGCGCCTTGTTAATTGCTTTGCTGACTTGCTTCCGAAAGGGGCGAAGCGACCGTATGCCTTGGTTCGCTGTCCTGGCATTGGGGAATGGGTGACAGTGGGTACCGGCCCAATCGTAGCGCTGAAGAAAGCGCTGGGCTATTTATGGGTGGTTTCAGGCACGAAACTTTATCGAGTCGATTCGAACAAGACCGTCACAGAGATAGGAACGGTTGGCGTAGCAAATCGCGTCAAGATCATCAACAACATCACGACCATTGTCGTGGTGAATCAGCCGAACGCGTACTACTACGACACAAGTACGTCTACGTTTGGACAGATCACGGATGCGGATTTCACGTCTCGCGGCGCATTGGATGCGGATTTCCTCGACAACTACTTGCTGTTTGTCGAGCCTGACTCTGGACGCTTCTTCTGCGCTGATGTCGGATCGGCAACCTCTTTCAACTCGCTGAATTTCGCCACGGCGGAGGCTTCTCCTGACGATCTTGTTGGGCTGATCGTCGATCACCGGCAAGTACTATTGATGGGAGAAGAGACCGTCGAGATATGGGAACTCGTCGGGGGGGCTGGATTTCCTTTTGCACGCGCCTCGAATGGATTCGTTGAGCAGGGTTGCTTCAACGGCCAGACGGCAGCAAAGCAGGACAACACCGTATTCTGGCTTGCTCAGGATTACACCGTCAGGCGCTTGGATGGCATCACGCCGGTTCGTATCAGCCAAACAGGCATAGAGCAAGCGCTTGGCTCCGTCACGATCGGGTCAGGGCAGGCGTTCTCGTACTCACAGGAAGGGCACTTGTTCTATGTGCTGACCTTCCCTGAGGGCACCTTCGTCTATGACGCCTCGACGAAGGAATGGCACGAGCGCGAGACCTACGGCTATGCCTACTGGCTCGCATGGAGTCACGCGCAGTTCGCCGGACTCGAACTGGTCGGTGATGTGTCGAGCAATCGCATTGGCTACCTATCGCCGACGACTTATGACGATTGGGGAACGACGCAGCGCATGGAGTGGACGTATCAGCCGGTGTACGCGGAAGGCAATCGAGCTTTCCACGATAGGTTGGAAGTCATCATGGAGACCGGCGTAGGTCTCACGACTGGCCAGGGATCAGATCCTGAGATGATGATGGACGTGTCGGATGACGGCGGTAGAACGTGGCAGGCGCTTCCAAATAGAAAGGTAGGCAAGATAGGCGAGCACCAGCAACGTGTTATCTGGCCGCAGTTGGGATCATCTTTCGATCGGGTTTACCGCGGCGCCATCTCTGATCCGATCAAGGTGACGTTGATCGATACGCAGCTTGAGGCGCGCGGGGCTCGACCGTTCACGAGGCGCGCAGCGTAATGGGCTTCCGAGTTTTCGTTGCGGTCCCGACGGACATCCGCGACTGGACGCGCTTTCTGCGCAATGCCGTTTTCGAGTTCCTGAAGATCGAGGACGGCACGAATCGCTACATGGGCGTAGCCACGCTTGTCGCCGGAACCGTGACGGTAGCAAACACGAAGGTGCAGACGAATAGCCGGATATTTCTCTCCGGGCAGGACTCTAGCGGGACTCATGGTGAGTTGACTGTGAGCGCTCGGACGGCAGGAACAAGTTTCACCATCACAAGTACAAATGCAGCGGACACGAGGCAAGTCTCATGGCTGATGATAGAGCCGAGCTAGTACCGTTCTCTTTTGACATTGTCGATGGCGCAACTATGCGCGAGAAGGTTGTGCGCCTAGAAGAAATGCTTCGAAAGTATCCGCAGCTTCCAGAAAAGCTTACACATCACTTCTCCGCCGGCATCTACGCGCGTGAGCTTTGCATTCCGAAGGATGCTGTCATCGTTGGAAAAACACATCGACACGCGCACCTGAATTTTCTGGTTAAGGGCGATATCAGCGTGTTGACGGAGCACGGCATCCAAAGGCTGAAGGCGCCGGCCGTGATTACCTCTGCGCCTGGAATAAAGCGTGCGGGATACGCTCATGAAGAGACTATCTGGATCACTGTGCATGCAACGACCGAGACTGACGTGGAGAAGATCGAGGATCAGGTGATTTGTAATAGCTTCGATGAATTCGAGCGCATTGCTGCTGATGAAGTAAAGCAGATGGAGGTTATGTAGATGTCATGGGCTGCCGTCATTGTTGGAGGTGCAGCGCTCGTTGGCGGCGCGTACAGCGCAAACCGCGCTGGGGCAGCGTCTGATGCGCAAGGTCGCGCAAGCGGTGCAGCCATAGACGAGCAGCGCCGCCAGTTCGATACGATGCTCAATCTGACATCGAATCAGCGCCAGATTGGTAATCAGGCACTGAATACCTTGGGCGGGATATATGGCTACCTACCCGCACCAGGATTTTCCAATGAGGAATACGATGTCACGGGCGGCGTGAATGAGCTTCGCTCTGCGCAACCCGTGATGATCGGCGATACCGAGATGCCGCCTGGTACTCGTGTCGAGCACATCGAAAAGGGTTGGTACAACGTCTACTTCGGCGACCAGCGCATAGGAACGCTTAGACCGGGAGGGCGTGCGGGACGGTTCCTGAATGACTCTGGCGTTGATGTGAATGCGCTTTGGAAGGAATGGGAGGACGGTCAGATGAGAGCCCGTCCAAGTTCTGCCGGAACATACGAAGTTGGAGAAGACGGCACCACTCGTGCTGTCCCTGATTACTCATCCTTCTACGAATCCCCTGATTACCGATTCCGCCTCGGCGAAGGACTGAATGCAGTGCAAGGCAGTGCCGCCGCACAGGGCGGGCTGTATTCCGGTAACGCACTGCGCGCGATCAACGACTATGGGTCAGGTGTTGCCGCGGGTGAATTTGGCAACTTCGTCAATCGACAGCTGACGCTTGCCGGCATGGGACAGACCGCGACGACGCAGGCTGGTAATGCCGCAATGACGACGGGTGCGAACGTTGGAAATTTGCTGATCGGGCAGGGTAACGCCAGGGCGTCAGGAATCATCGGCCAAACAAATGCAGTCACCGGCGGGATCAATGATCTGGCATCGCTATACGGGATGTGGAGAGGCGGATACTTTGATTCACAGCGAGGACAGACGCAAATTGGGTCCGTTCCTCATGGTGGTCGGTAATGGCTGAAATAAGACCGGTACAAGTCGGCGCAAACATGCTGGCAGGCTATCAGGGTGCTCAGCAGATCCAATCGAACCAGCAGGGCAATCAACTGCGCGCCATGCAGTTAGAACAAGGCCAGCAGCAGATGAGCCGTGATACTGAGTTTCGCAATCAGTTGGGCACGTACTTGCAGGGCGGCACGAATGCGCTGGCTGCAATGTATCAAGCCGATCCTGAGCGCGCCATGCAGGTACAGGCTGGTCAGCAGAAACAAAACGAGTTCATGCGCGCCCAGAAAGTTGAGCAGAGCAAGACCGCCTATGCACAGGCTCAAGGTGTA